GAAACAAGCTAGAATGTTATCAGCTTTAAAAATGAAAAAAGGTGGTAAAGCTAAAAAGAAAAAGAAAAAAGGTGCAACACCTACTAATCCTAGTTTATATGCTAGAGTAAAAGCTGAGGCTAAACGTAAGTTTAAGGTCTATCCGTCTGCATATGCAAATGGATGGTTGGTTAGAGAGTATAAAAAACGTGGTGGTGGGTATAGGTAATGCCTATAAGAAGAAGTAACATTAAAAAGTCTGTTACTAAGGGTGGTAAAAAGAAACGTAGAGACCCTAAAGTAGGCACTGGTAAAAAGCCTAAAGGTAGTGGTAGACGTTTATACACAGACGAAAACCCAAAAGATACCGTAAGAATTAAATTTGCTACACCTGCTGACGCTAGAGCTACAGTAGCAAAAGTAAAAAAAGTTAAAAAATCTTTCGCAAGAAAAATACAAATATTAACTGTAGGAGAACAACGAGCTAAAGTGATGGGCAAAACTGCAGTAGCTAGTATTTTTAAAAAAGGTAAAGAAGCGATAAGAAGAACTAGGAAGAAGAAAAGTGGCAAAGCCTAAAGGTGGTTTAACAGCTTGGTTTGGTAAAGGTCCTAAAGGCGACTGGGTTGATATAGGAGCACCGAAGAAAAAAGGTAAATTTCAAAAGTGTGGTAGAAAGTCTGCAAAAGGCGGTAGTAAACGTAAATACCCTAAATGTGTACCTAGATCAAAAGCTAAGCGTATGACAGAAGCTGAAAGAAAAAGTGCTGTAAGAAGAAAAAGAGCAGCAGGTAATCCTGGAGGCAAACCTACTAATGTAAAAACATTCGTCAAGAAAAAGAAAGGTGGAGTAATTTCACGGTATCATAGAGGTTGTGGTGCAGTGATGAAAAATAGAAGAAAGAAGACTAAATATACATAAATTTGAGGAGATTTATATGCGAGACGGAAACCTAAAAGGTAAAAATATAGCTATTGTGGCTATGGGAGAGAGTCAACTAGACTTTCATTTAAGTTTAATACACTCAAAAACTTATGATGAAGTATGGGGTATTAACTGTATGGGTGCTATCACTAAATGCGACAGAGTATTTATGTTAGATCCTGTAAGTAGGTTTATGGATACAGATGATGCTGGCACACAAACTGACATTTTACGTAGATGGCTACCTGTAGCTGATTGCCCTGTATATACTTGCGAATTAGATGAAAGATGTCCTTCAGCAGTTTTATTTCCATTAGAAGAAGTCGTACAAGACGCAGACTGTGCTTACTTAAATAATACTGTGCCCTATGCTTTTGCATATGCTTTATATAATCAAGTTGGTACAATAAATTTATTTGGTATCGATTTTACATATAGAGGTAATTTACATTTTGCAGAAGCAGGTCGTGCATGTTGTGAGTTTTGGTTATCTAAATGTATAGAAAGGGGTATAACTGTAAAAGTTGGTGCTAGATCAGGACTATTAGATACAGATTGCCCTATAGAAAAAAGAGTTTATGGTTATCATAGACTCGACGATCCAGATATTATGGTTTTAGATGATGAAAATAATTATCACCAAATAAAATATTCAAAATATAAAGAAATGTTACATCAAGAACAATTAGCGAATATTACAGAAATCAGGACAGTAATGGATACACCACCAGAGGCAAAAAGGTATTAATGTTAGACGATATTATAAAAAGTAATTTGGGGGCTATTACTGTAGAAACCGAGCAAAATAGAGGGCATCCACCTGAATGGTGGGCAGAAAGATTAACTGAAAGAATCTGTGGAATTAGTGAAAATGCAGCACCTCATGTTAGACAACAAGCAGAGGCATTTAAACTTGCGATTTATGAGACAATACTTTACCATATAAAGCAGGCAATCAACAGTGAACGATGCACAATGGCAAACTTACTGAGATCGCAAGGACATGAAGATTTAGCTAAAATTTTAAAGGAGCTTTAAATGGCAATTACATCTACATTAACAACTAGTTTTAAAAAAGAATTACTTGAAGGCACACATAACTTTGCTGCATCAGGTGGTAACTCTTTTAAACTAGCGTTGTACACTTCAAGTGCTACACTTGGTGCAACTACTACAGCATTTACAACTACTGGACAATCTAGTGGTACTAATTACACTTCAGGTGGAGCAGCGTTAACTAATATAGCTCCAACAAGTTCTGGTACTACAGGTTTTACTGACTTTTCTGATTTAACTTTTGGAACTGCCACAGTGACTGCAAGAGGCTGTATGATCTATAATGACACTAACAGCGATAAGTCAGTAGCAACAATAGACTTTGGTGGAGATAAAACTTCAACTGCTGGTGACTTTACTATAGTTTTTCCAGCTGCTGCTGCATCAACAGCTATTATTAGAATCGCTTAATTTTAGCCTACTATGGCTATTATAAACGGTTGGGGTCGAGGCACATGGGGCGAAGGTGCTTGGGGAGAAGCTTTATCCGTCACTCTAACAGCACCCTCAGCAGCAACATCCGCACTAGGAACCGCAACTACTGACGCTGAAGCTAATGTAACGTTAACTGGTTTAAGCGTAACAGCTACCGATGGTGGCGTAGCAGTAGACGCAGGTGGTGTTATAGGTGTTAACGGTTTAGCAGGTGTTTCTGCTTTAGGCACACCTACCACACAATCTAAAAATGTCTTACAAGTATCAGGTTTAGCTGGCACGTCCGCTTTAGGCACAGCCACAACAGATGCTGAAGCTAATACATCTGTTTCAGGTCTTGAGGCGACAGTTGGACTAGGTTCAGTTACTACCGTAGCTAAAGCTAATCAAACACCTACAGGGCAAGCAGGTACTTCAGCTTTAGGAACAGCAACAACACAAACAGATAATAGGTTTAATACTGAGAATGTACCTAATTTAGTTGCTACAGTTGGGACTTTAACTTTTAATGCTAAAGCTACAGTAACACTTACTGGTGTATCGGCTACAGCTGAAGTAGGTAATGCATTTAAGTGGCAAGAAGTAGATGATTCACAAACACCTAATTGGAAAGAAATTGCTGCTTAATAGTATTAAAATTTTTATTAATCATTTATTATAGGAAAGTATTATGGCAACTTATGTAAATAATTTAAGACTTAAAGAAATCGCAACAGGTGATGAGTCAGGTACTTGGGGAACAAGCACCAACACAAATTTAGAACTTATCGGTGAAGCTCTTGGTATAGGCACCGAAGCTATTACTACTAATGCTGATACACACACTACAACTGTAGCAGATGGTAGTTCAGATGCAGGTCGAGCTTTTTACCTTAAATACACAGGCACATTAGATTCAGCTTGTACTATTACGATCGGTCCGAACACTATGAAGCGTGTACAAATTATAGAAAACGCTACTAGTGGTTCTCAAAATATTATTATTTCTCAAGGCTCTGGTGCTAACGTAACGATAGCTCCAGGAAAAGTAGCTGTCGTACAATTAGACGGAGCAGGATCTGGAGCAGCAGTTTTAGACGCACTTACTGATTTAGCTGTTACTGATAGTTTATCAATTAACGGTACGACTTTAACGATTGGTGATGCAACAGCAGAAGATACTAAAATAGTATTTGATGGCAACGCTCAAGATTTTTATATTGGTTTAGATGATTCAGCAGACGATTTAGTTATCGGTCTAGGATCAGCAGTAGGTACAACACCTGCTATTTCAGTAGATGAAAACCAAAATGTTACAATGCCACAAATTGTTACTGCATCTACTTCAGCAAATATAACCCAAGTATCTTTAACAGACGGTACGGTAGCTTGGGATGCCAAAGCAGCAGCAAACGCATTTTTATTATTAGAAGAAAACTCAACAATATCAGCTCCAACTAATGCAGTTGAAGGAGCAATTATAAGTATTGAAGTAGCACAACATGCTTCTAGCGGACCGTATACTTTAGCTTGGAATGCAATTTTTGAGTTTGTTGGAGATGTAACTCCTACGCAAACAGCAACCGATGCTAAAACTGACATTTACGCATTCCGTTATAACGGTTCAAAATGGCAAAATATAGGTATTAGTCAAAACTTAACACAAAGCTAATATGGAAACTCTCCAAAGGACAGCTAATCGAGGAAGCGTATCAACTGGTTTTGATATTGATAACTCTTTGAAATTAGAAGAGGATAATACTGAATATCTACACTTCACCCCATCAAGTCAAACTGATTATGAAAGAATGGCTTTTAGTATATGGATTAAAAGAACTGAATTAAATAATGGATCAGGTGCTACAAGATTGGCAGAGTTTGGTAATGGGACTGCAAATACAACTAATTTAAGAATTTTATTTGATAGTAATGATAAATTAGGTATTTATGGGAACTCAATAGTATGGAGATTAAGTACTCAAAGTTTTAGAGATACGTCTGCTTGGTATCATTTATTTTTTAAATTTGATACTACTCAAGGCACATCTAATGACAGAATAAGAGTTTGGGTGAATGGGCAAATGATTGCACATACTGATTATGATACTGTTAATAATCCAGGCTCAGGTACAGCTATGGGCTTTAATAGAACAAACGCACAAACCATAGGTCAACAACAAGAAGGCGGAGTTATAGCTAACAATGGCTTTAATGGATATATTGCACAGGCTTGGGGTTCAGGCGGAACACCCCCTGATGTAACAGACTTCGGTGAATATGATACAAATGGAATTTGGATACCTAAAGATATAAGTGCATTATCAATACCTGATAGTAATGGTTTCTTTTTAGACTTTAGTGATTCATCGGATTTGGGTAATGATTCAAGTAGTAATAATAACGACTTTACCTTAAACAATATAACATCCGCAGACCAAGCGACTGATGTGCCTACTAATAATTTTTGCACTTTTAATGAATTAATGGGTGACAATAACGCACCTACAATTACTGAAGGAGCAACTAAAGTTACTGGAGGTGGTGGTACTTGGAATAGAGCTTTTGGAACTCAAGGAGTAAAAAACGGTAAATGGTACTATGAGGTTAAAATAGCTGATTCAACAGATACAGGTTATTATGGAGCATCAACTACCCCAGCAGAAAATAGTGAAACACAAGATGCACAATTAATGTATAACACAAGTTTTATAGTAGGCAGTGCAGCAAGTATTGATTATTATTATTGGCAAAATGGTTCTCAAGTATCTAATGAATCTACAGGTTGGGGAAGTCTATCAACAAATGATGTAATTGGTATAGCATTAGATTTAGATTCTTCAACAAAAACATTTACAATTTATAAAAATGGTAGTGCATTAAGCGGAACTTTAAGCCAACCAGTAGACTTACCAACAAATATGCAAGATGAATTTATTTTTCCTATGGTTGTGCAATATGAAGATAGTGATGACCAATATAATTTAGGTGGTTATACAACTTCTACTATATCAAGTGCAGCAACTGATGAGAATGGTTATGGTAACTTTGAATATGCACCTCCATCAGGATACTATGCCCTGTGTACTAAAAATATAGCGGAGTACGGATAATGGCTTATACAAGTATAGACGATCCCTCAGTATATTTTCAGATAGCAACTTATACTGGAAATGGTACTGATAATACTGCTATTACCAATGATGGTAATTCAGATTTACAACCTGATTGGATTTGGATTAAGAGAACAAGCTCATCTGAAGACCATCAATTAGCTGATTCAACTAGAGGTGTTACAAAATGGTTGCATTCTAATTTAACCAATGCAGAAAGCACAACTACAGCAAGACTAAAATCTTTTGATACAGATGGTTTTACTCTTGGTGATGCTGGCTCTACAAATAATAGTGGTGATACATTTGTGGCTTGGCAATGGAAAGCAAATGGTGGTACAACAAGTTCTAATACCGATGGCTCATTAACTTCTACAGTACAAGCAAATACTACAGCAGGATTTAGTATTGTTACTTATTCAAATCCAAGCACAAACAATAACACTATCGGACATGGATTGGGGGTTCAGCCTGAAATAATTATATTTAAAAATACAGTAGATACGATTGATTGGTATGTTGCTAGTAAATATTTAAGCAACTATACAACTAAATATTTAGAACTTAATTCAAGTGATGCAGAAGCTACTTCTGCGGATGGCATGAATAGCACCGCTCCAACTTCTTCTGTATTTAGTGTAGGCGGTATTTCAAGAACTGGTGATAGTGGAAATGAAGTTGTAGCCTACTGTTTTGCGTCTAAACAAGGCTACAGTAAGATTGGAAGCTATACAGGTAATGGAGCAAATGATGGACCATTTATTTATACAGGTTTTAAACCTGCTTTTCTTTTATTTAAAAGAGTTCCGAACGATAGGAATTGGGTAATAATAGATAATAAAAGAGACCCTCATAATGTTGCTAGTAAAAGACTTTTTCCTGATAGTACAAGTGCCAATAATGCATTACCAAATTTAGTAGATTTAGTAAGTAATGGATTTAAAGTAAGACATCTTAATGTAATTATAAATAGTAGTGGTGAAAAATATATTTATATGGCATTTGCAGAAAATCCATTCGTAACATCTAAAGGCAATCCAGTAACCGCTAGGTAAAATAAAATTATTGAGGTAGAATAAAAATTATGTGGGCATTAGTAGAATCAGGCAGTATAACTGCTACTTACAATCAACCGAAAGCTATACAAATAGGGGATATTAAGTACCCTAAAAATATATTTGAAGTATGGTCAAGTTCTGAATTAGAAGCTGTAGGTCTTTACGAAGTTGTATATGACCGTACAAATTTTAAAGATAAAGAATATTATATAAATACTGACGAAACTTTAACTTTTGCCAATAATACGGTTACTGCTTCTTGGGGTACTGCAACTGCTTTAGATTTAGATACCTTAAAAACTAATCACAAAAAAATTATTGACGATCAAGCATATTCTTTATTACAACCTAGTGATTGGATGGTGGTTAGGAATGCAGAAAGCTCAAAAGCCATACCGTCTGATTGGTTAGATTTTAGAGTAGATGTAAGAAGTACAGCTTCTAGCATGAAAGATAAAATAGATGCTGTAAGTGATGTAGACGCACTAGCAGCACTTTATGTTTATAACGATGCTACTCCACCAGTAAGACCATTAGGTGATTTTCCAACCCCACCAAGTTCATAAGGAGTAAATATGGAAACATTTATCTCATTAGTAGTAATATCAGTTATTGTTTTAGCTGTTATTTATAAAAGAAAACCACAATGGTGGAATAAATTAAAATCTTTATTTAAAGAATAATGGCAAACGTAAAAGAGGCTATGCTTAAAATCGAATCGCACGAAAAAGAATGTGCATTGAGATATAGTAATATCGAAAAAAGATTAGATGAAGGCAGCAAAAAGTTTGAAAAACTTGAAAAGATGATTTTAGGTTTATATATTGCTTTTGCAGCTTCTTTAGGTATTGATAAGTTCATTTTATAAATGGACACTTTCGTCCAACTCATCAATGAGGTTGGATTTCCCATAGCTGCAGCAGGCGGCTTGGGTCTTTTTATCTGGAAACTCATAAACAGAATTATCGACGGTATGGAAACTAAACTTGATACTTTAGACGATAAACAAGCTGAGCTTATAGCTAATATGGAAGAACGATTAGGTACAAAACTTGATTCACAACACGGAATTTTAGTGGCATTAATAGATAGGGTGCGAAGTTTAGATAATGAAATTATAAGACAAGATACTTTAATAAAAACAATATTAGGTGTTCCTAATTTAATAGACAGTAATAAAATAGCAAAAGCTGATCGTGATGATCAAAGGAAAGATTAAAATAAACTAAATAAATGGTATACAATATTATTTATGTTAAAAGGTGTTTTAAAGAACGTCGTTGGTAGCATAGCACCTAGTTTAGGTTCTGCATTAGGTGGACCTTTAGGTGGTATGGCTACTAAAGTTTTATGTGAAACTTTAGGGTGTAAATCTGATCCTAAATCTATAGATGCTGCGATACAACAAGCAACTCCTGAGCAACTTCTACAATTAAAAAAGGCTGAAAAAGATTTTGAGTTAAGGATGAAAGAGCTTGATGTTGATGTTTTCAAATTAGAAACTGAAGATAAACAAGACGCTAGAGGTAGATTTAGTAAAGATTGGACAGCTAGGATTATGGGTTTAGCTGTTTTAGGTGGTTTTTTAGGGTACATATTTTTAGTCACTTTACAACCACCAGAACAAAATAGTGAAGCATTGATAAATTTAGTGCTTGGTTATTTAGGTGGGTTAGCTAGTGCTGTTATATCATTTTATTTTGGTGCTTCTAATTCACAAAAAGAAGAATAAATATGTCTGTAGAGCCATTTGTGTATAATGCTATACTAGATCGTGTAGTTGATGGTGATACAGTTGATGTAACCCTTGACTTGGGTTTTGATGTAAAACTGCATAAACAACGCTGCAGGTTGGCAGGAATAGATACACCTGAGTCAAGGACTCGTGATTTAGCTGAAAAGAAGTTAGGTTTGGCTGCAAAGAAAAGATTAGAAGAACTTTGCGTAAATAATTTTAAAATAAAGTCTTTAGGAAAAGGCAAGTATGGCAGAATATTAGCTATACCATATACAGAAGATGGTCAAGACATTTGTAAAATACTTATTCAAGAAGGTCACGCAGTCGAATATCACGGTGGAAAGAAAACAAAAATCTGGGGGGATTATTAATATGCATATATCAGACGAGGGTGTAGCTTTAGTTAAAAAGTTTGAAGGGTGTAAGTTAGAAGCCTATCAATGTGCAGCAGGGGTTTGGACTATTGGTTATGGTTCAACTAGAGGTGTAGCAAAAGGTGATACTTGGTCACAAGAAAAAGCGGATATGATGTTAGAAGATGAATTACAAGAATACGGTGAACACGTAGAAGAATTAGTTACTATGCCATTATCACAAAATCAATTTGATGCACTAACATCTTGGACTTTTAATTTAGGACCAACAAACTTAGCGAATAGTACGTTATTAAAAGTTTTGAATGCTGGAGAATACGAAGATGTACCAGCACAAATAAAAAGATGGAATAAAGCAAATGGTGATGTTTTAGAAGGTTTAGTAAGACGTAGAGAGGCTGAAGCACTACTATTTGAGGGTAAAACATGGGAACATATATAAATGGCATTACAAAAACTTGTTTTCCGTCCAGGAGTTAACAGAGAAGGAACTGACTATGATAATGAAGGTGGTTGGTTTGATGTTAATTTAGTACGTTTTAGAAAAGGTAGACCTGAAAAATTTGGTGGTTGGGCTAAATTAATTAGCACTACCTTTTTAGGAACGTGCAGAGCATTACATAGTTGGGTAACTTTAGCTAGTACGAAACTATTAGGTGTTGGTACTAACTTAAAATATTATATTTTAGAGGGCTCATCCTATAATGATATTACTCCGATTAGAAGCACTACTGCTGCAGGAGATGTAACTTTTTCTGCTACGAATGGTTCAGCTACTATAACAGCGACTGATACAGCACACGGTGCAGTTGTAAATGATTTCGTAACTTTTAGTGGTGCTACTTCTTTAGGGGGGAATATAACTGCAAGTGTTTTAAATCAAGAATATCAAATAGCTTCTATTGTTAATGCTAATTCATATACGTTTACTGCTACAGCTACAGCTAATGCATCAGATAGCGGTAATGGTGGTAGTTCAGTTGTAGGAGCTTATCAAATAAATACAGGATTAGATAATTTTGTTGCTTCCTCAGGTTGGGGTGTTGATACTTGGGGTGCAGGTGGTTGGGGGTCCACTTCTCCTATATCCGCTTCAAATCAACTAAGATTATGGACACATGATAATTTTGGTGAAGATTTAGTAATAAATCCTAGAGGTGGTGGTATATTTTATTGGGATCAAACAAATGGATTAACTACTAGAGCTGTAGCTTTATCATCATTATCAGGAGCTAATTTAGCACCTACAGTAGGATTACAAGTTTTAACTTCAGAAACTGATAGACATTTAATTGTATTAGGATCTGATCCATTAAATGCAGATGAAAGTGCTAGAACAGGTTCAATTGACCCTATGTTAATAACGTTTAGTGATCAAGAAAATCCTGCTGTGTTTCAACCTTTGAATACTAATACTGCTGGAAGTTTACGTTTATCTTCAGGTTCTTTAATTATAGGTGCAGTAAAAGCTAGGCAAGAAATATTAATTTGGACTGATACTTCATTATATTCTATGCAATTTATTGGACCACCATTTACGTTTGGTGTAAATTTAATTAATGAAAATTCTGGTTTAATTTCACCTAAAGGTGCTATTACTACACCTAAAGCTGTATTTTGGATGGGTTATGAAAATTTTTATGCTTATACAGGCTCAGTACAAAAAGTTAGATGTACGGTACAAAATTATGTATTTAGCGATTTAAATAGAGCACAAGCGTATAAAATTATTAGTTTTACTATTAATAATAAAAATGAAGTAGGTTGGTTTTATCCGTCAGGTTCTTCAACAGAAATAGACCGTTATGTTATTTATAATTATGAAGAAAATACTTGGGTATATGGTCAATTATCGAGGACTGCTTGGTTAGATGAGGGAGTACAACCCTTCCCACAAGCAGCATCTAGTAATTATATATTTCAACATGAAACAGGTTTCGATGATGACGGATCACCGATGACTAATGTATTTATAGAAAGTTCTGATATAGATATAGGTGAGGGAGATACGTTTTCGTTTATAAATAGATTAATACCTGATGTTAAATTTTTATCTAATTCTGGTGGTGGTCAACTAAACATGGTTACAAAAGTTAGAAATTTTCCTAATGAAGACTTATCTACTGCTAATACTAGTGAAATTACTTCAACTACAACTCAAAAACATATAAGAGCTAGAGGTAGACAGTTTGTATTTAGAGTAGAATCCGATGATGATAATGCACCTGCTAATACAGGTACAGGTTGGAGATTAGGAGCAACCAGAGTAGACGTACGACAAGACGGTAGAAGATAATGGCTGTTGAAACACGTAATGACTCTCGTTTTGTAAAAAATTATAATTTTTTAAACGATTATCATCTTAAAAACTTTACAGTATACCCAGAACCTGTTCTTGTAGACGGTGAACTTAAAACCACTACCTCTATGCAGTTAGGTACTTTTGGTGTAGATGGAAAAACTTATATATTACCGACTTATAATAAAGATATAGGAAAAATAGAAAACCCACCAAAGTATTTTTCTAATTTAATAAAAAAGGGCAAAATAGTTGGGTATGAAGATGTTGAAGAAGCAGGACTACAACAGCGATTAATAAGAAATAAAATAATTAAAGATGGCTAAATTATTGCCAACTAACTTACCTCTGGCAGATAATGAGGTTACACCAGAACTTTTTAATAGATTAATTAGAATACTTGAACTTAATTTAGGGCAAGCAGATTTATTAAATACTTATCAAGTTAATACGACTGATAGAGATAAACAAAGTTTTAATATAGGTACAGTAATATTTAATACCTCTACAAATGCATTGCAACTATGGGATGGATTCGAGTTTGTAGACCTTTCAACACCGTTTACAGCTAAATGTGTAGTAGGAACCGCTACTTCAGCAGTTGGTTCAGTTACTGTTTCTACCCCTTAAAAAACTTTATATTATTAGTAATAATAGCTATGATATAGAATTACAGGGGTTGTCATTACTGCCTGCATCTAATTTATTAGATTTAACATTATAAATATGCAAGGAGCTTATGGCAGTTAAAAAACGAAGGAAGACTAAGTCTATCCCTCGAACTACAAAAGGTAAAAAAGCTAACTATAGACCTACTAAAAAAGGAGCAGGGATGACTGCTGCTGGAGTTAGGGCTTATAGAAGGGCAAATCCAGGATCTAAGCTCAAAACTGCAGTTACAGGTAAAGTTAAAAAAGGCAGTAAAGCAGCAAAAAGAAGAAAATCATTTTGTGCAAGAAGTGCAGGACAAATGAAAAAATTTCCAAAAGCAGCAAAAAACCCTAATTCAAGACTAAGACAGGCACGTAGAAGATGGAAATGTTAGAAAAAGGCGGTATTACGACTTTAAATAATAAATATCTTGATGACTTCGAAAACGCTGAAAAATTTGGTATTGGCGGTGAATTAAGGAAAGCATTTAAAAAATTAGGTCCAGCAATCGGTGCGACTATCGGTGCTGTTATAGGTGGACCAGTCGGTGCTTCTATCGGTGCTGGTATAGGTACAAAAACTTCTGCTAGTGATAATTATGCACAAAATATGTTAGCCGCTTTTGGTTTAGCAAAAGGGTTTGGTGCACAAGGTCAAGGTATAGGTTCGTTAGGAACACCAGTACAAGCTTTTCAAGATACTTTTGCAGGTGTAGGTGACTCTGCTTTGGGTAGATTATTTGGTATAGGTACTGAATCTTCTGCATTAGACAAACTCATGCGACAAGAAGGTTTTACTAAAACTCAAGGTGGTTATACTAAAGGTAATCAATTTTTAACAAATTTAGGTGCTAATCAACAATATGGTCAACAGGCTATACAACAATTTGGAACATCAAGTGCTGATAAAGGTTTTATAGATAGGGCAAAAGAATTTGTAGGTTCTGGAGTAGATAAAGTAGAACAGTTTTATGACAAAAATGAAAATATTGCAAGATTAGCAGAAAGTTTATTAATGCCTAAAATAGTAGAAGCTATTTACGGTGAGGACCCATACGGTACGCAAGCACGATATCAGTTCGCAGATCAAAATTTACGACCTGCAGTTAACCCTTTACAAAATAATCCTTATATACAGGGCTCGGTAGTGAGTACACCACAATTTCCTAATTTAGAAAGATTCGTAGGTGCTAAACGTGCAATGTTTGGGGGTAAAATTGGTTTAGCTAATGGTGGACCTAAACCAGATGAAATAAGAGTAAGACCTGACGGTGAAATTAGAGGTCCAGGAACTCCTACAAGCGATGATATCCCAGTTTATTTAAGTGATCAAGAATATGTTATACCTAAAGTTATGGTAGATTATTTAGGTGGAGGAGATTACGATAAAGGTATAGCTCAATTAGAAGAAATAAGGACAAAATTAGTATAATGGCAGTAGAACAACAACAACAAATAATTGCTCCTAACCAGATTGTTCAAGATTTTATAGCAGGTGGCGGTGCAGGTATTCCTGGATTATTTCCGTTATTAAATCAACAATTAGTAAATCAACTTGCTACTTTAGGTTTACCTGATAGTAGCCCTTTTACTTATACAGGGCAACGTATAGCTGACTTTACTCCTCAAGAAAGACGTGCTTTTCAGTTAGGAGAACAAGCTATAGGTTCATATAGACCTTTTTTAGATAGAGGTACAGAACTTACCGAACAAGCTGCAGCAGAATTAATGCGTAGTGGTGCGATGGGGCAACAACAAATAGCTAGTGGTTTAGCTCAAGCTAGAGATTTAGCAGGTCGTGGAGTTAGCACTATTGAGGGTTCTTTAATACCTGAATTAGCTGCTTATCAAAGAGCTGAAGATGCAGCAAGAATGGGGGCTCAAGATGTAGGCAGAGGTGTTGCTGAAGCTCAAACAGGTTTTAGAGGTCTTGCAGGAACTCAAGCACCGTTTATCTCCTCGGCACTAGGTGGATTAGGACAAGCAGGGATTGCAGGGCTTCTATCTACAGGGGCTTTTGATCCTAGATCTACAGGGGCTTTCTTTAATCCTTTTGAAGATGCAGTAGTACAACAAACGTTACAAGATGTTAGTGAAGGGTTAGCTACTTCTGATATTGCTAATAGAGCAGCACAAGTTAGAAGTGGTGCTTTCGGTGGGGCTAGAGGTCGATTAGCTTCAGAAGAATTAGCAAGACGTGCAGGTCGTGGAGCAGCAGAAGCAGTAGGTGGTTTAAGAGCACAAGGCTTCGGTAGAGCACAGCAAGCCGCACAACAAGCTTTCGAAGCACAACAAGCAAGGCAGGCAAATCAAGCTAGATTATTATCACAGTTAGCAGGACAAACTGGTGCATTAGGGCAACAAACATTAGCAGGTCAACAAGCAGGCTTACAAGGATTGTTAGGGGCTACACAGTTAGGTGGTGCTCAACAAGCACAATTAGCACAACAATTAGGTAGATTAGGTCAAGCTGCTGGAACTGCAGGTAGACAAGCAGGATTAGGTGTTGGTCAACTTGGTACTTCATTAGGTACTTTAGGATTAGGTGCTGGTCGTTATACAGGTCAGTTAGGTTCACAACTTGGTACAGGACTTGGTAATTTAGGTAGACAACAATTAGGTATTGCTAGTGCACTTCCAGGATTACAAAGAGCAGATGTACAATTATTAGGTAATATTGGTAGTACTCAACGTGGTATGCAACAAGCAGGTCTTGATTTAGATTATCAAAACTTTGTAGGTCAATATAATTTACCGATGCAAACGATTGCTAATGTAGCAGGTATTTTTGGTGGATTAGCACCGTTAGCAGGATCTACAACTTCTGTTGTACCTATTGGTAATACTTATGATATGTCTATGGGTTATGGGTTAGGGAGCATAGGATAATGGCACTTACGTTAACTGATTTACAAAAAATGATAGAACAACAAGACGGTTTATATCCTCTTGATATGTATAGAGCTAATACCCCTCGTCAGGGAATCGGTAGTGTAAATATACCTAATGTTAATTTACAAGGTGCACCTAATGTAAGTCCAGGAACAGTATTAGATACATCACAAATGTCAGGTGCTGCTAATTTACCGACTGCTAGATTATCTACAGGCACAACAAGTATGACCGATACAACTGGTGCAACAGGTGCTAATAGATTAGATGATTTAATTAGTGGTTTAGATAGAGATGATATTTCTAGGTTATTATTATCTGGAACAGGTACCGATGATATTAATTTAGGTAATGTTGATAGAATTGCTAATGAATTAGTAAATTTACAATACCCTGACGCTAATGAACAAGAAAAAAGTGAAGTTACTAGAATTATTACAAATTTATTCGCAGCAGGACAGTCACCAAAGTTTCAAGAAGGATTTAAATTAGCAAAGGCTGAACAACGTGAGATCGATAAAGCTTTCATAGCTGCAAAAAGTGCATCTAAAGATAAAATTTATGGTAAATTATTAGACGTAGCATTAAGAGCAGAAAAAGATAGCCCTGCTGGAACTAAACAAGTAAATGTTTGGAGATCTGATTTAATGGAATTAGGTAAAGATCCTTTAGATGCTGGTAGAATTAGGACAACTCCTGAGGGAGAAGAAATATTAGAAGTAATAAAAGGGTATGATGAAGAAACTGGAGCACCTATTTATGGTTTCGCTTCTCAAGGAACAATTATAATAAATAATTCAGGACAATTAAAAACATTAAAAGACGGTCTAAAAGGCAAGATAAACTCTGATGATTATAAAGACGGACAAAAAGCTAGTGTAGAAAAAGTTGTCGCTGCTGGTAATATATTAACACCTGTAAATCAGATGTTAGATATTTTACAAGGGGCTAATACTCCAGCGGATGTAGCTAATGTTACTGGTGCTTTATTTAATGTAATAGGTAGATTTAAAACTAATATTGATACAGCGACTTCTAAACTTTTAGGCACATTATCTGACGATCAAAAGAAAGTTTTAGCTAATACAAATAAATTATTCAATAATTTAGGAACAGATAATCAAACAAGTTCTGCTAATAATTTAGAAAATGCTGTAGATGACGACGGTAATCCTATAGGTTTTAAATGGTCAGAATTAGGTTCTGCAGTAGCTGATAGTGCAGTATATAAAGCATTATTTTTAGAATTAGCTTATTACTCATTATTATTAAAAGGTCAGGAAAGTAGAGCAGTATCAGATAAAGATATTATTAACGCATTACGTACTATTGGAGGTGATGCATCTACACCACAGGCTGCTATGCGAACAATTGTTAATTTTGCTGCAAAATCTTTTGATGCAAACGAAAGAGAAACTAGAGGACAACGTTCTATATTTGGTGGACAAGCATATAAATCGATGAGAGACCAAGAGGGACTTACAGATGATATTTTAAATCAAGATTTTAAAGGTGCTATAAGCACATTCCTTGATCCGAATAACATAGATTACGATGAGTTCCAAAGATTTCTAAATTATGCTAAAACATATGGATCAGGTATAGGCGGTGCTAGAGGACCGTATGAGCTATATTTAGAAAAGTATTTAACAGATAGCACACCAGCAGCAACTGTTCAAACAGGAGATAATTTAACTACAAGCCAAAAATCGGGTCAAGATTTAGTTAATGATGCTGCTAAATCTCTTGGTATTAAATTAGGTATAGACTAATATGGCTGAGCCACTTACCTTATTAAATCAAAAAGAATCTACTTTGCTGCAAAATATTGCAAGTTTATCTGATGATGAAAGAAATAAATATTTTGATGAAAACCCAGCGGTTGAAGATTATTATAGTAATTTAGTAAAAAAATTAGAAGCACCTCGTACACCTGTAGATTACGATCCCACAACTTTTCAAAGCTCATTACAAAAAGCAGGTAAAGGATTAAAAGGTATAGCTGATGTTGCAGAAACTTCAAAAGATAAATTACCAAACATAAACCTAACACCGTTTTTATCTACAGATTTTATATTAGATGCATATAAAAATGTTGGTAGACCTGTTGGCGAATGGTTAGACGATGAAGAAAAATTACAAGCTGCTGCTAATATAGGAATAGACGTAAATACATCTGGAGCAGATTTTCTAACTAGGTTAAAAGCAGGGTTTGGTAATAGACAATTATCTTTTGAAGATAGTGTAAAATTATTAACAAAACAACTTGGAAAAAAACCTTACTATGTGGAAGATATAGCAGGTATAGGCACGGTTTTTCAAGCAAACGAAGGAGATCGTTTAGTCGCATTTAATCGTCCAGGAGCCGACATGGGGGATATAGCTGAATTTTTAGCAGAAGAAGCTATTCCACTAACTTTAGATATTGGAGCACAAGTTGCATTAACTGGTCTTTTTAAAAACTTACCTGTTGGTGTAGTCAAAAATTTAACTAGCGGTGCTATTACTGCAGGTGGTTCAGCTAGTGCTACTTTTGCAGGTGAGCTTGCAAAACTTTTAGCAGGTCAACAATTTTTTGGTTTGAATCAAGATGCTGATTTTGTAGATTTAATGAAACAATCAATAGAGCCAGCAGCTTTTGCAGGTGCAGGCACAGGTGTATTTAATTCATTAGCTTTCATAGGTAGAGGATTTTACAGAGCATTAAAAGGTGAAAAAATGCCTAATGATGCAGTAAATAAAATGAACGACATGTTACAAAATGCAAGAAAAGAAGCAGAAACAACATTAAAACCTAATGAAGTCCCTGGATTCAATCCTACTCTTGGACAAAAATATAAATCACAGGAACTTCTTGCTTTAGAAGATGCTTTTATTAATGCTCCAGGAACTGATCCTGCAGTCAGACGAGCTTATCTGCAAAATATACAAGATAATGAAGAATCTTTAATAAAATTCGCTACTCAACTATCTACAGAGTTTGGTGAAGATTTTGGTGAACAAGCGATAGAGGTTTTTGGTAGAAATTTCAAAGCCGCTGCTGGAGAGAATAAAAATAAAATATTAGAAGAAGTTAGAAGTAATTTAAAATTAAATGAAAAACGTTTGGCTGCTAAAATTAAAGAAATTCCTGGATACGAAGGAGCAGCCTCTGGTTTAGGTATTGGTTTATATCGACAACTACCTGATGAAGGTGGAACATATTTATCTAATTTAGTAAAAGAAAACTTGGAAGCACAAGATGCATTATTTGAAACTGTAAAAGTAGGCACCGCACCTTATAGAGCAACTACAACAAGCACAAGAAACACATTAACTAATTTACTAAACCAAAAGAAAACTAACTCTATATTTACAGTATTAGATGATCCATCTTTTGCACAAAGAATATTTGGTGATAATGCTAATGCTTCGCAGGAATTATTACTTAAACTATCAAACAGAGATGCACAAGGTAAATTTATAAGTCCTCTTAATTTAGGTGAGCTTTACGAAACACGCAAATTGTTAAATTTAATTAGAGGAGGAAAAAAAGAGGTTGATCTAGACCCTAAAGAAATAACTAAATTAATGAAGGCTGTTGACGAAGATATTAGTGCCACATTAAATCAAGCAGATTTAACAGGTAATAAAATAACTGTGGGTGATATGGAGCTTAGTCCTTCGGAGGCTTGGAATTTTGCTAAAAATCAATATACAAAAGCGAATGAATTAGCAAGAAAACAATTTATAAGTGATTTAAGAAAAGGAAGAGTTTTACCTTCTCAACTTTTCGATGAAACCATGAATAAAAGTGTCAAAAATGCTAATGTCAATGAGTACTTTGATGATATTTTTGATGTTTTAGAATTAGGTGATGATTCATTAATAACAGATTTAAGGTTTGCATTTGGTGAAAGATTAAAAGATAAAATAAGAAGTCAAAAACCTTCAACAAGACAAAATGCTGTCAATGAATTTTTAGCTGAACATAGTGGTATTTTTAGAAGATTATACCCAACAAAAAAAGACCAAAAAATATTTAGACAAGCAGCTAGAGATTTAGATTATATAGCAAAAGCTAGAGCATCCTATGACGATGCAGTGTCACAAATAAATAAGGAATTCGAGAAATTTACAGGAGATACAGACGATGTCATAAGTAATGTGTACGACGTGTTCAGAGGCACACCTAACGAAAGTAAATTGCAACTAAATAGTAGAAGAAGAAAATTAGCACGAATATTAAAAACATCACCTGAATTACAAAATCAATTTCAGTTTCATCTACAAAAAATACTTTTAGATGATATAACCACGAAAGATCCTTTTATGGGTAAAATTATAGATCTTGATAGTTTAATTAAAACTATCAATGATCCTAATTTTGAACAATCATATAAAATTTTCTTTAGCCCAAAGTATATTGATGGTTTGAAAAAATTAGCTGAAACAACACAATTTAGTAATAAAAGGATTATGTCAGAAATTTCAAAAGAAAGTGCACAAAATGCAAAAGACATAGTGCGACAAATCACACAACCTGATTCTTTAGGGCAAAGACTTTTTCAATTCTTACTAGGACCCTTAAACGCAATGAGTGTAAGATTTAGACTATTTGATAAAACACAAGCAGAAAAAAGTTACGACCTTTTAACAAGGTTAATAACAGATGAACAAGCATTAGAAAGTTTTATACAAAACAGGTATAAATCCATGAACCAAATTAAAACAACATCACCTATTGGTGGTTTAATAGCACGTAACTATGATGGTATACTTAGTGATGATGAAATACCTGAAGAAGTAAAATTATTAGAAGAATGATAAACGAAGATATAAAAAATTTAATGCAAGGGATTTCGTCTCTATCACAGATGACACAAAAATTAGGTGATAGAGCTATGCAAGGTGATAACCCTAATAATATTATGCGAGAAGGTTCTGATATACGTAATATGATTAAAGGGATGGACTTCGAAGTTACTAAATTAGAAGGTAGGTCTAAAAAAGATAACCCCTCAGTATACGATGTAGAAGTAGATAAATATACAACTGATGAAACAGGTAAAGTTAAATCTCGTATAAACGAATTAATGGAAGCTACTGCAGACTTCGATAATGCAATGGGTATGCAAATGGGTGGTTTATCTAATCAAATGGTTGGTGATCCTAGAATATCTATACCTGATGACCCTACAGCTAGGCAACAAGAAAGCGAATTAATTCAAGCAATGAATGATCCTATGTTACGTTTAATACAAAGACAACGTGCAGGATTTTTTCCGCAACTAGGCTTTGGTGCCGATCCTTATGCAATAGATATAGCTAGAGGTTTAGGACAAAAAATAGAAACTTTCCCTGAGGGCACTAGCAGTACTACTACAACACCTAATAGACCTGATAATGTACAAGGTGATGGTGTGATGGGAGATGACACCACTGGACCTATGAGTCGTGGCATCGGTGGGTTAGGTGGCTCAGGTGGTCAAACATATGATTCGGTCATGTCTGATTTAGGTGGTATCACTGGTCAACTTCCTGGAACACAAATATCAGATTACCTACCACGTAATGTTACAACTTATGGCACTAACGAAGGTTCAGGGTTTTTACAAGGTGTTGGTGATTTTGTTGGTGATTTAGGCAGAGGTATTGGTGGTGTTTTCGGTTATTTATTTGAAGACCAAATGGACTTCGCTCAAGATATTATAGATATATTACAAGACGAAATGGAAGATCCGATTGATGTCAGTGGACCTTCAAAAGGTGCACTTTAAGAAAGCCAAGACTGATAACCGTCACCTAAAACTTGTTTAGCTAAATCGTGTTTAGAACATAACGTTTTAACAATCTTTTCATCTATTGTATCTTTAGCTGTTAAATCATAATAAGTAACTTTATTAACTTGTCCTATACGGTGAGCTCGATCTTCTGACTGTAATCTTTTTTCTAAATCGAAACTATTAGAATAATAAATTACGTTGTTAGCTTCCGTTAACGTAATACCATAACCTGCAGTCATTTGATTACCTACAAAAAATCTAGGGTGTTCTTGTTCAGATTGAAATAATTTTATTGCTTCTTTTCTATCATCTAAATTAGTAGAACCATAATAACTAACAACACTATCACCTCCATAAACTTTTTTAAGTGCTTCGGTAATTCTTTCGATATTATGGATATAATTAGCCCATATAATTACTTTACCGTCCATAAACGAAACTAATTCTAATAATGCATCTAATCTATTATTATCTATATCTATAACTTCATCTTGGTCTGTTTTAACGAAACCACATATCATCGTATGTAATCTTAATAATTGTGTCATGACAGATGTAGCTGTAATTGTTTCTTGATCTAAGATAGCCATCGCATCTTTTTTCATTTGTTTATATAATTTATTTTGTTCAGGGGTTAGTTCTACATAATGTTTGTTATAAATTTTATCAGGTAAATCTAAACATTCTTTCTTTAAAACCCTGTAACTATAGGCTTGTGTAAGACGTTTTAGTTCGTCTAAGTTACGAAAACTTTTTATTTCACGAAAGCTATGAGACCCTATTGACCTTTGAATGACCTCTGCAAAGTGGTTTTGGAATGCATAAAAAGATTGATAGCCTAATATGTGTGTATCTAAAAATTTAAACTGTGTGTAAAAATCCATAGGTGATTTAGTAATCGGAAAGCCTGTTAATATCCTTTTAAATTTTGCATAGTCAGCAATTTTTAATAAATTTTTAGTTCTTGCTGCTTTCGGATTTTTAATAGTTGTACTTTCATCTACAGCTAATAAACATTGCGTAGACCTAACAAACTTTTCTGTGAACGCTTTACCTTTTTGTGATGAAAAAGCTTCTACATTAATTATTAAAATCCTTAATTTATCTTTTTCTGTAAAAAGTTTCATTAAAGCCTCTTGTTTTCTTTTAGTTGGTGAGGCTTTCCATAAAGCTATATATGTTTCTACATGGTCTGGCATATGATTAGGTATTTCTTTATCTAACCAGTTTAGATATACACCCTTAGGTGCAATAATAACAGCTGTATTTATGGCTCCTCTATCATACAAAAGGGCTATATTATCGATGAGCACTTTAGATTTACCTGTACCCATTTCCATAAAATAAGCGTAAGAAGGCTTATTCCAGCTTTCTTTGAGTGCTTTTAATTGGTGCTCATAAGGCACAGTTTTAAATTTATATTTCATCTTCTGCTTTCTAAAAATTTATATTACTATAAAAAATAAAAAAACGCTTTACTTTGCTAATATTTTTTTATATCTTTATAAAGCTTAACTAATAACTATAGAAAGGAAGAAAGTATGAGTGATAACATAGTGTATGCTGTTCAGGAAACTCCTGGAAAGAACATTCTAAAAGCAACCTCATTTGGTAATATTGAAGTATTACTTCCTGCTAATACAAATATAATGTTTAGCAGTATTCCAGTTATTAGAAAACTCAAACGTAAGCTATCTAATTTTAATCCAGATAACGATTATTTACTACTTATAGGTGATCCTTCAGCTATTGGGGTATGTTGTGCTATTATTGCACAAAAGTTTGATAAGTTTACGGTACTTAAATGGGATAGGGAAACTCAAGTTTACTATCCAGTTTCATTAGATTTAAATGCAAAGGAGGACTTACATGAGTCAATCGAATGATAATCTAACAGCTGAGTTTTTCGATAGCGAAACTGAATGGAAAAACGTCACATCAGATGATGAGATGAAAAGCGTTTCAGAACTTGCTCAAAAACAGCTCGATGCATCTAAACGTGTAGACGACCTAACAGAGCAATTAAAGATCGCTAAAGAGGAGCTTAGGAATATTCAGGAAGTTCAACTACCTGAAAAAATGGCTGAAGTAGGCTTCAGCGAAATAAAACTTAGTGACGGTACTAAAATCGTCGTTGAGGATTTTTATAATGCACACATAGCTAAAAGTAGACAAGAGGAAGCTTTCGAGTGGCTTGAGTCTAATGGCTTTGGTGATATTATAAAACATGAGGTGGGAGTAAAGTTTGCTAAAGATCAATCTCTTGATGCAAAAGCAGCTTACGATCAACTCCGTGCAATGGGTTTATCACCCTTTAGTAATAAAGGTGTACACCCTTCCACGTTAAAAGCATTCGTGAAAGAGCAAATACAAAACGGTAATGGTGACATTCCTGTAGAAACATTTGGTCTTTTTATTGGTAGTCGTGCAAAAATTTCTTAGAAAGAAGGAGGACTTATGTCAGAAGAAAGTAAAAAGAGCACAGACGTAGCTTTATTCGATGATGATCTGCTGTCTGCAGGTACTGGACTCGAAGAAGTTACCAGTGATGATTTAGCTATACCTTTTATAAGGGTACTACAAGCTATGTCACCACAAGTAAATAAACGTGCCCCAGAGTACGTTGATGGAGCAGAGGTAGGTATGTTGTATAACACCGTTACCAATGCGGTTTATGACGGTGAGAAAGGTGTGGAGATAATCCCATGTTCTTATACTAAAAAGTATCTAGAGTGGATACCTAGAGAAAAAGGTGGTGGTTTAGTAACCGCAGACCATTCTCCAGATATCGTCCGCCAATGTACTAAGAATGATCAGGGTATTCTCGTTTTAGAAAACGGTAATACTATAGACGAAACTGCTCAATTCTTTATCTTGGTACTAGATAAAAATGATGGACCCCAGCAGTGTGTTTTAAGCTTTAGTAGAAGCCAATTAGGTGTTGCTAGGAAATGGATGACTATTTTACGTATGGCTAAGATAGCTAATTCAGAAGGAAACTTAGTTCCTGCACCTATGTTTGCTTATAAATACTTACTTACTACTACTGAGCTATCTAATGATAAAGGTTCTTGGTTCGGCTTCAATGTTACACAAGCCGATCAGATACAAGGATCAGAAAAAGCTATTGCATATCAAGCTAAAGACTTTATGCAAGCAGCAAGATCAGGCGATGTTAAAGTAAAAGACGAAGACGTATTATAAGCTATGTCTTTAGCTCGAGATTATGCAAAACTTTTTGCAGGGCTAAAGCAGGCATATGGTAAATTTACACAAACGTCTGAACTTAGAGATGACGGTAAAGTAGGTGGCAAGGTTGTAACTGTTTCAGAACAACTAACTGAAAACAGATTAAAAGACTTGTGGCAACAGCACCTTGACGGTAAAACTTCGATTGGTATTGTACCGATTAATGAAGATAATTGCTGTAATTGGGGTGCTGTTGATGTAGATGACTTTACTATCGATCTAAAGAAACTCGCAAAAAGACTTCACCAAATGAAACTACCTTTGGTTTTATGTCGTAGTAAAAGTGGTGGAGCACATATATTCTTATTTGTATTCGATCCTGTTCCAGCAGCATTAATGCAAAAGAAGTTAAAAGATATTGCTGCTTGTCTTGGTTATGGGCAAGCAGAAATATTTCCAAAACAAACAAAACTATTATTAGAAAGGGGCGATAAAGGCAGTGCATTAAATATGCCATATTTTGGTGGAGAGGACTCTACAAGATATGCTTATGGTAAATCTGGAGTTGCACTAACACCTGAAGAATTTATAAATTATGCAAGTGAAAAAACTATAACAGCTAAAGAACTAGAAGAATATGTAGTAGAGGCATCGCAAAGTGAAGAATGGTTAGACCAAGCCCCACCTTGTTTACAGCATCTTATTACACAGGGCTTTCCTAAAGGAACTAGGAACTCTGGATTATTTAATGTAGGGGTGTTCCTAAGAAAGAAATACGAAGACGATTGGGAAAAAAGATTAGAACAAGTTAATATGACTAATATGTCGCCACCGTTAGTGGCACAAGAAGTTTTAACTGTAATTAAACAAGTTGCTAAAAAAGATTACTTTTATAGATGTAATGATCAGCCTATTGCTGGACATTGTAATTCAACAGTTTGTAGAACTAGGAAGTTTGGTATTGGTTCATCAGGTGGTACACCACAGTTTAGTAATTTAACTAAACAAAACAGTGATCCACCTATATGGTTTTTAGATGTTGAGGGTGGTAGATTAGAGTTAGAAACTGACGACTTATTAAATCAAAATAGATTTCAAAGAAAGTGTATGGATGCACTAAACGTTATACCACCTAAAGTAAAAGATAATGTATGGAGGCAACTTATACAACAACTCTTAGATACATTAACTGTAATAGAAATGCCAGACGATGCATCTAATGAAGGTCACTTTAAAGAACTACTAGAAACGTTTTGTACAGAAAGACCTGCAAGGGAACGTGATGAAATACTTTTACATAAACCTTGGACTGATGCAAGTAAGACATATTTTAGGGTTAGTGATTTAGTAGATTATTTAACACGGAATGGTTTTAAAGAATATGCACGTAATAAAATTACATCTAAGCTAAGACAAATGGGAGGTGGATCGCACTTTTTTAATATCAAAGGTAAAGGTACAAACGTATGGTATGTACCTGAGTTTCAAACACAGAATGAAGTTTTTGCTATACCTAAAGATATAACAGATATCGAGGAAGAAATTTAGTGGGTAAAATTAGAAAGTGGGTACGTAGAGTTATAGATAGATGGATAGAAATATCTTTTCAAAAACAAGCTAATAAAATATTTAATAAGGATATAAATAAAGATGATTAAATTTATTAAAGAAGGTATGGGGGGATATAGCCCTTTAATACAGAAATGGGATAGACCTAAACTTAGAGAGTATGACGGGAAAAAAGTTATGGGTAGACCTACTAGAGCTTTTGGTGATAAACAGTTTAGTTATGCAGGAAGGGATTATGATCCTGATCCATGGACTCAACCTATGATTTATATTAGAGATAATTTACAAACTTTAATTAAAAGAGAGTTAGGTAAAGAAGTTAAATTTAATTTTTGTTTATGTGGCTATTACGACAATAATGGTAAAGGTATACCCCACCATTCTGATACAGTGCCTACACAAAAAGATTTAGTTGCTTCTGTATCTTTCGGTTCGCCTAGAGTATTCGAGTGGCGAACTTACGAAAAATATATTAAAAGAACTAGTAACACTAGTGTAATTAATACTGCTATGTTAAATATTATACGTACAAAACAATACATATTAGAAGACGGTGACGTACTTATTTTTGACGGTAAGAGTCAAATGAACAGTACCCATGCTATTTTAGATACTGTGCCACCCATAGGTGATAGGATTAATTTAACATTTAGAACAGGAATATGAAAGAGAAAGTAGAAATAAATTTATCACAAAAACAAAACCTTGATTATATGAAGGTAGTTATATATTGTGAAAACGTTATGGAAAAAACTTTAGATGAACTTAAAGTAGAGGCTAAGAAAGCATTAGAACGAGGTGAGATATGGCACATAGAGGTTGTATCCCCAGCTAAGAAAACAAATGCTACCTGATAAAACACAGGTGATTCTTGGACCTCCAGGAACTGGGAAGACATCAACGTTATTACAGCTCATAGAAAATGAACTAGATAGTGGAGTATCTCCAGATAAGATTGGTTTCTTTACGTTTACTAAACGAGCTGTAAACGAGGGTATGGAGAGAGCAATGCATAAGTTTGAATTATCTAAAAAAGATTTACCTTATTTTAAAACATTGCATTCATTAAGTTTTCATCAACTAGGTTTAAATAAAGAAGATGTATTTGAACGTACTCACCTTATAGAACTAAACGAAAAATTAAATATAAAATTAACAGGTTCTCAAAGTACAGAAGACGGAAGTATTTATAGTATGACTAAAGACGATAGGTTGATGTTTATAGATAACCTAGCAAGAATGCGTAAAATACCATTAGAAGATTTATGGCATGAAGTAGAAGATGCAGTTAATTGGTATGCTTTAGATAGATTTAGTAGAGGGTACGAAGCCTATAAGAAGTCTAGGAGATTATACGATTATACTGATATGTTAGATTTCTTTTTACAAAGAGGTTATGCACCTAAACTTGATGCTTTATTTATAGATGAAGCACAAGATTTAAGTCCTTTGCAATGGGCAGTGGTACGTAAAATTATAGAAGGCAGTCATAAAGTATATATAGCAGGTGATGACGATCAAGCTATTTATAAATGGGCAGGAGCTGATGTAGATTATCTTATTAGTAATTGTAAGAACGCAAAGGTACTAGAACAAAGTTATAGGATACCTAAATCAGTACACGAATTAGCTCGAAAAACTATCGGTAGATTATCTAAAAGAGTAGCTAAATCTTGGAACCCAAAAGAAGATCAAGGTGAAGTTAGTTGGGAACGAGGGTTTGAACATATAGATATGAGTGACGGTACATGGCTTGTTTTAGGTAGAACAAATTATTTATTACAAAACGTTATAGACCATTGTAGACACGAGGGTTGGTTTTTTGAAGTAAAAGGTAGCCCAAGTATTACAGGGATTAAATTAGAGGGTGTACGTAATTGGCAAAGGTTTCATAAAGGTGAAAAACTTACTATGCAAGAATGTGGTACTTTTTTGCGATATATAAAACAAGTGCCTAAAAGACAATTAAAGTTATTTGAAGGGGAACAATTAGTAGATAGAACTTATATAGAAGGTATAGTGGGTAAGTTACCTACAGCTAAGTGGTTCGATTCTTTAGATATGATCTCTATAACAGAGAGAAGTTATCTACAAGCTATGCTAAGACGAGGAGAGAAGGTATTAAAACAACCACGTATACGTATATCGACTATACATGCAGCAAAAGGAGCAGAGGCTGATAACGTAATACTACTAACAGATATGACACATAAAGTTTTTAATAGTTACCAACGAGATCCTGACGATGAAACTAGGGTTTTTTATGTCGGTATGACAAGGGCAAAGAAACGTCTTTATTTAGTTGAACCTACAACTAGGAAGTATTTTGACTTGTAAAGAGGTTTTTTGTAATATATAATCTATACTTAAAAGTAAACAAGAAAGGAGAAGCTTATGCCAAGTATTAGAAAAAAGTTAACTGCGGAGGAAAATCCAAACGATTGTAAAAATACTCGTATGAATATTGCTCATGCAGGAGTTTTTGCGAACTTTAGACCTGATGAGATTGCTCATATGTCTAGGTTTGAAAAGATTGCATCATTCTTAATAGACGAATCTAAACGTCAAGGTAGACCGTTAGATACGTTAGAGATTGGGTGTGGTGAAGTTTGGGTACTGAGGACTTTATATAAATCATATGTAGTTAAAAAGTCTGATGTTATATCTTCATATTATGGATACGATATCGATCCTGCATCATTTCAGGAAATACAATATTGGTCAGGTAACGGTTGTCATCTTGACGAAACTACATGGTTGAAAAACTTTAACGCTACTTTGGAAATTAAAGACGTTAGTGTTGATCCTATCCTACCCCATAATAACGAATCTATAGACGTAGCTTGGTCTACAGAAGTTATAGAACATATGCCTAGAGAAGCTGTAGAGCCTTGGATTGCAGAACTTAGCAGAGTTGTTAAAAAGGGTGGAACAGTATTTATATCTACACCTAACCACGATGGTTCTAATGATAAATTACCAGAAGACCATATTTACGAGTGGGGCTTTCAAGAACTAAAGGACTTATTAGAAAGGTATTTTCAATTAGAGTCTGTAGTAGGTGTCTTTACACAGATGCGTAGGTTCAACCAAGCACAACGTGCAAAACAAATTTGGACACCTGAACAACTTAGTATGTTAGAAGAAAGGTTCGGTAGACAGTTTTTAAGAGTTGCAGCCGCAACATTTTATCCTGAAACATCTAATAACTGTTTTTGGAGATTAACTAAGTAATGTTTATCGAGGAGGAATTAGATAGGTATATCTATTGGATAAACGAAAGGGAAAGGATCAGAGTCAAAAAAGAAGAAGAAGGTTCTGATCCCCCTTGGACTGAAGACGAAATACTAAAAGAATATAAATTCTGTCAAGTATTTCGTAACGACGATAGAACTAGCAGGTGGTATATAGAAAATGTCCGTGAGCCTTTAGGTAACACAGAGGATATTTTTATGGCAACTGTTATCTTTAGGTGGTTTAATTTAATTAAAACAGGTAAGACTTTAGTTAAATACGATTTATTAACAGACTGGGATCCCTTGATTGCCGATGTACAAATTAGAAAACAAGATCAATGGATTACTGGTGCATATGTAATTAAAAGCCCTGACGGTTTAGATAAGCTACAAGGTATTATCCGATGTATAAATTATATGTGGGGTAGAAAAGATGAAATACTTGAAGAAGCTCATAAACATAAAAACTCTTTAGAAGGTATGTGGAGTTACTTACGAACCTTTCCTTATCAAGGTCCATTTATGGCATATGAGGTAGTTACTGATTTGAGTTTTACTATGTTTGGTAAAGATGCTAAAGATAGATTGACTTGGGCTAATGCTGGTCCAGGAGCTATGCGTGGACTTAACAGGTTAACAGGTAGACCACTTGATTATACAAGAAAGTCTAATGATTGGGTGGGTGAGATGAGAGAGTTATTTGAAATATGTAAAGAAAGATTACCTATACATATTATGAATTCTAATAGACATAACTTTGAACTTAGAGAAGTAGAAGGTGGTTTATGTGAGTTTGATAAATACTCAAGGATATTAAAAGGTGAAGGAAGAACAAGGAGTAAATATGCATACGATAACAGCGTTTAATGTAAACGATGCGTTTTATAAAGGATTAGATTTATTTGGTTCTGATATTAATTACATTGAATACGATAGTCGCAACGGTAAAGTTTGGGAACTAAAAGATCCTATCTTAATTAAATACCAATACCCAACGGTAAGAGTATTAGCAGATTCTGTAAGGGATTGTAATCCTTTTTTCCATTTAGCTGAAAGTTTATGGATGTTAGCAGGTCGTGGAGATTTATCTTCTATGGAACATTTTGTACCTCGTATGCGTGAGTTCAGTGATGATGGGATTAGTTTATGGGGTGCTTATGGTTATAGGTGGAGGTGGATGTTTGGTAAAGACCAACTACAAGTAATTATAAATATGTTAAAAAGAAATCCAGATGATAGACGTTGTGTATTACAGATGTGGGGTACAGAACAAGATTTAAATCATCTTGACGGTAAAGGTAAAGATGTTCCTTGTAACACCCAAATCTATTTTAAAATTAGAGACGGTGCTTTACGTATGACTGTAACTAACAGGTCTAACGATTTAATATGGGGTTGTTTTGGTGCTAACATGGTTCACTTTAGTGTATTACATGAATATATGGCAGCAATGATTGGTGTAAAAGTAGGTGCTTATTATCACTTTACAGATAATTTACACATCTATATAGATTACCCAATATGGAAAGATAAAGTTTCTACTATTAACCCAATAACTAGTTTAACTAGATTTAATGATACTAAGGTTGCACAGCTTCTACATGAGCAGACTATACCTTTAGTAAAAGATAAAACAACTTTTGATAGAGAATTAAAGTTTGTAATGGACGGTGATTACCGTAACGATTATAAATTTAATAACCCATTCTTAGAACGTGTTGCTATACCTATTATTAAAAGTTGGAACTTATATAAGAGTGGGGAAAAACAAAACGCTTTAGAAATGGCTGAAACAATCATACAAAAAGATTGGAGAGAGGCTTGTGTACTTTATATTAAGAGGAGAGATAAATGAGTGGTAATAATTATAAGCTAATGGAAGACCTTGCATGGGGTGATGTAGAAGCCCTAAAAGTTGCTGAGCAGTCTTACGGTACAAGTTGGAAACAACGTGGTGGTGTAGGTGCTTTCATGATGTTAGCTCGCAAGTGGGATAGGATAGAGAACCAAGTTAAAAAGCTTGGTTACGATGTCTTTGAGACTGCCCTACAAGACCCTAGTGCAGACGGTATATTAGACGATATTGGTGATCTTAGACGATACCTCTTATTAGTAGAGTCGCATATATTCGACCAACTTGCTAAGGATAAACTAAGTGAGCCTACAGAAGACACTGTTTAGCCCTGCAACAGACTGGGTTATCCCAGAAACTCTACCTAACCTAACTGGATGTCGAGAGTTCAGTATAGACTTAGAAACTCGAGACCCTAATTTGAGGACTAAGGGATCAGGTTGGGCTAGAAAAGATGGAGAGATAATAGGTGTTGCAGTGGCTTGGGAGGAGGGAAGTATTTATCTTCCTTTCTCTCATCTTGGTGGAGGTAATTTAGATAAAGGTATTGTTTATAGGTGGCTTAAAAAACAACTAGATGCAGATAATACAAAAGTATTTCATAACGCTGCATACGATTTAGGGTGGCTCACATCTGAAGGTTTTGAAGTAAAAGGAGATATAAAAGATACTCTTATTGCTGCACCATTATTAGATGAAAATGCTTTTTCATATTCACTAGATAATTTAGGTGAAAAATATTGTGGTGATAAAAAAGATGAAAACTTATTAGACGAGGCACTAAATGCTTATGGATTAAAAGATAAAGGTGAGATGTGGAAGTTACCGTCCAAATATGTTGGACCTTATGCTGCACAAGATGCAGCACTTACGTTAGATTTATGGAAAGTATTAAAGACTAAAATATCTGATGAGAACTTAGATAAAGCTTTTAATACTGAAATGCAAATAGTAAAGCTTGTTATAGAAATGCGGATGCTTGGGGTTAGGGTTGACCTAGAAAAAGCTGAAAAGATTATGCAACAACTTACGGTAAAAGAACAAGCAATCTTATTAGATATCAAAAGACAATACGGTGTAGAAGTGGATATATGGGCTAACGCATCTATACAAAAAGCATTCGATAAAATTAATTTATATTACCCATATACTGAAAAAGGCTCACCAAGTTTCCAAGCTAATTGGTTAGAAAACCACGAACACGAGCTACCTAAAGCTATTGCTAAGGCTCGTAAATATAACAAAGCTGGTGGCACTTTTATAAAGAAAATGATCTTTGACCATGAAGTAAACGGTAGAATACATGCAGAAGCACATAGTTCTAGGTCAGAGATAGGTGGTACAGTTACAGGTAGGTTTAGTTATTCTAATCCAAACTTACAACAAGTGCCTGCAAGAGATCCTGAAATAGGTCCAATGATCCGTTCGATATTTATTCCAGAAGATGGAGAAGAGTGGTGTTGTTTTGATTATAGCCAACAAGAACCAAGAATTACTGTCCATTATGCTAGTCGTTTAAAAATGACAGGGGCTGATCAAGCAGTAGAAAGTTATTTAAGTGGTAATGCTGACTTCCACCAAATCGTAGCAGATATGGCAAGCATACCTCGCAAACAAGCTAAAGATATTAATCTAGGGCTAACGTATGGGATGGGTGTTAAAAAGCTTATAAACGAGCTAGGGGTATCTGAGGAAGAAGGTAACGAGCTACTATCTCAATACCATACTAAAGTTCCTTTTATAAAAGGGCTTATGGATTATTGTACTAAGTTAGGTTCTGATAGAGGGTATGTAAAAACATTAGGTGGTAGGAAAGCTAGGTTTGATTTATGGGAACCGAATGGTAGTTTTAATGAAGTATCACCATTACCTAAGGAAAAGGCTGAAGAAAAATATGGTAATGAATTAAAACGTGCATATACATATAAAGCATTAAATAGATTAATTCAAGGTTCAGCAGCAGATATGACCAAGTTAGCAATGTTAGAGGTACGTAAACAAGGAATAATACCATTATTACAAGTGCACGATGAACTAGATTTTTCTCTAGCAACCGAAGAACAAAAAGATAAAGTTAAAGAAGCTATGATTAATTGTGTTAATTTAACGGTGCCTATGGAAATAGATATGGAAGTAGGAGCAAGTTGGGGAGAGATAAAGTGAATTGTTGGAACTGTAATACACAACTTATATGGGGTGGAGATCACGATATAGAGGAAGATGAAGATTACGTGATGGAAACAAATTTAAGTTGCCCAAACTGTGGTGCGTTTGTTTTAGTTTATACACCAAAACCAAAGAACGTTGAAAGACGCACAACTTACGGAGAGAAAAATGAGCAAAGGATCAAAACGTAGACCAGAAGACCGTAAAAAGATAGAGTCTAACTGGGATCAAATATTTAATAAGGAGAAACCTAATGCAAGGAATAGAAGAAAACCTAAGAATAACTAAAGCCAACCAATATAAAGAAATGTATGAACTTCATAAACAAGGAAAAACTTATGAAGAAATAGGTAATCAATACAATATAACTAAACAAAGAGTACATCAAATAATTAGTTGTTGTAGGATTAGTGGTGGTGATTACTATGCAGGCAGAAAATTAGCACGTGAATATAAAACAGAAATCCAAGCTAAACAAGACGCTAAAGTTTTATTTAAACAATGGTTACAAGAAAAAGGTGTAAAGATAGCATTAAATAATAAAGACTTTACAACTTATGCCTAAAGAAACAACCTTATACCAATCACTTAGAAAACATATACCGCAAGTACATTGGCAAAGAGTCGAGTCACCGATGACTCAAGGTACACCAGATGTGAATGGATGTATCCAATCAAAAGAGTTTTGGCTAGAACTAAAAATAGCTAGAGGTAATAAAATAAAGTTTTCTAACTTCCAATGTAATTGGTCTTTTAAACGTATGGCTTCAGGTGGTAAAGTTTTTTCATTAATCCAACATGATAAAAATAAATGGATACGTTTATACGATGGCAATCAATTTAGATCTTTATTAGAAGGGGGTTTATCTTCTACCCCTTGTTTGTATGAAATGCAGCCACAATACACTGAAGAAGATTGGAATATGTTACTTAAAAATATTCTTATATAAATAACTCATAAATCGCTTTACTATCCTTTTACTGTTATATAAAGTATTAAAAGTTAGCTAATAATGGCTGACATGTCATAAAATAGAAAGGAGAATATTATGGCACATTTAGTAGAAACGATGGCTTACGCAGGGGAAGTGCCTTGGCACGGACTCGGTGTTAAAGTCGACGACAACCTGTCGCCTCATGAGATGATGAAAGCTGCAGGCTTAGACTGGACAGTCTCTAAACGTCCAGGATACACTTTATCAGAACCTGACTGGTCAGATGATGTTGAAGTTATCCAAACCCCTAGCACGTACTTTGTTGTTAGAGATTCTGATAACGAAGTATTATCCCATTGCGGTAATAGTTATGTACCTGTACAGAACGAGAAAATCTTCGAGTTTTTCGAAAGGTTTACTAAAGCAGGTAATATGACTATGGAAACTGCAGGGTCACTTAGGAATGGTTCGGAGATATGGGGCTTAGCGAAAGTTAAGTACGACTTTGAACTTCCTGGAGGTGACGAAATTAAAGGGTATTTATTAATAAATCAACCACATAAAGTTGGTAAATCTTTATCTATAAGATGCACACCAATACGTGTAGTTTGTAATAATACTCTTACACTTGCCCTGTCACAGGGTGGTAATGCATTTAGAATGCCTCACGTTAAAGATTTTAATCTTGACGTTATGCAAGAGGCTGAAGAAGCATTAGGACTTACTGTGGCTACCTTAGAAAACTTTAAAGAACAAGCTGAGTTCTTAGCTAAGAAGAAGGCAGATAAATCTTTATTACAAGAGTTTGTAACTAGAGTTTATCAACCTACTGTCTATGATGAACTATTAGCGTTCCGTAAAGCCAAAGCTGAAGGTAAAGCTATTGGTGAAGAACCGTTAATTGTAGACCAATTAGGTAGGTCTGCGAATAGTGTTATCGAAGCAGTTGATCGACAGCCTGGAGCAAACATGAAGTCTGCAGCAGGTACATGGTGGGGTGCATTAAATGCAGTCACCTTTGTTGAAGATCATAAAAAGGCTGAGCATGAAACTGGTAATAGTTTACACAGTGCTTGGTTTGGAGCAGGTGCTAATAGAAAAGCAAAAGCCCTGAACCTTGCCTTAGAGTATGCTAATGTCGCGTGACTTAGTAGAGTCTTTTCCCATGAGCACTAGGTTAGCTAGTGTTCTATGGGTTTATTTGTATGATGTCGGTGAGGAGGAGTTAGCTCAACTTCTTTCCGACCTCATGGTAGAAGAAGGTGTAGAACTTGATCCATCGGTGGAGGGTTTTAAACCTGAGCATATGTTAGCTTTTTGGGCACATCATTTAATAAAAGAAGGTGTAATCAAAAAGGTCCAAACACATTAGGAGGATATATGTCGGACGAACTAAACATAGTTATAGATGATGATATTCCAATACCCAGTAGGGCTCGAGTATCTAAATATAACTATCCGTTTGCCAAAATGAGTAAGGGACAATCTTTTTTAATACAAGTAGATGAGTTATCTACTGATAGAGAAAAAGACCTGACACGTTTAAGGCATCGGTTAAGGAATGCTGTTAATAGTTTTAAAAAGACAAATAATGGTGAATTTAAAGACACTAAGTTTGCAGTTCACCAAGTCTTAGAAGAAATTGGCGAAGGTGTCCATAAAAAAACTATTCACGGTGTAAGGGTGTGGAGGGTAGAATAACTCTCCACTGTTTAATGGCTTTACTTTCATATTATTGTAAGGCACTATAAAATTGTTTTTGTTAACTTAATTTAGAAAGGAGAATATTATGGCAAAAGCTAAGAAAAAAGTCGACACTAAAGTTGTCGCAAAAGCCCCAAAGGCAAAAGGCAAGGTAGCAATACCTGCACCTGTAAAGAAGACTAGATCTACAATCGAGTCTTTAACGGTTAGGATTAAGCAAGAGCCAGACGCTACTGCTAATCTACCTAACCAAATGTGGTCTATCCTAGAAGCATTAGAAACCTTCAAGGGTAAACAAGCTAACGTTGGTGAGTTGATGGAGTATGCTTTTAAAGAAGGCATTCTAACTACTACCCAAAGCCCATTGAGAATCTTTAGGTTTTATAAGAAAAGATTCTTAGATGAAGGTATCTTAGAAGTTGTTAGCTAAGACTTCATTTTACAAACCTCTTGGTGGTGAAGTATCATGGATGTGATATTTCGTTCACCAAGAGGCATGATGAAGGACGACAAAGTTATACTAGATTACGACCTATCTGAAGTTGATGATTGGGAGAACTTATTCACTTACGAAGGTACTCCAGAGTTTAATGAAGAAGGTTATGAAATATCAGATCTAGATCCTATAACGCAACAAATAATTATTCATAGTGGTTGGTTTCATTTACCAGTATTAGATGAACTTGGTATCCAGGAATGGTTATTACGACAACATGTTTTAAACAAATTAGGTTGTTATCCAAATCCAATTACAGCAGAACAATTATTTAGACATGCAGGTTTAAAAACCAGTGCAGATTTTCTTTCAACTCGAGGATGGTTTACTGACGTATTATACGAAATGGTTATAAACCAAGTAGACAATTATTCATATAAAGAATATTACGATTACAATCGCAAACTTGAGTCGGAAGCAAGAAGAAAGCATTTAAGAATCGTTAAGTAGTAAATCGCTTTACTTTGCTTACTTTGTTTTATATGCTTTATATAGTTATTAATTTTTTAGAAAGGAGAATTAAATGGTTACATTCCCAGATGATTACGACCCTAGTGCATTTGATGCACACGGTCAAGACGAGGATACTCGTCACCCAAAGCTATCTGATTATAAGATAGAAAAACGTGGACCGACGATTGCTGTTAAACTTAGAGGTGAATATATTATGCCTTCGAGTGCAGAAAATATTGAACTTGTTACCAAGTTAGTACAAGCACTTACTAAGGTAAAGACAGTTTATATCGACGGTAAAATGTATAAAAAGATCGAAAACGATCCTGTAATAGACCCAGAGGTTTATATAAGCGTCGATAAGGTCTTCCTTAACGATAAGGTAGAGGTAACTAAAAACACCCCTATACAAGACGCTATCGAAGCTATTGTGCTACAAGATGAGGGTTGACAATATTGTTGTTTTAGGTATGATTATAAAAGACAATAATCTATTATCCTCCTCAAATAGAAGTCGAAAGCCTCATCTAAGTATGGGGCTTTTTTGTATTGGGTTATTAAAATGATAATTGACGGTATTAGATATTGTAATGTTTGTTACAAAGAAATACCCACAGGTTTAGGACATAAACGTCGAATTGTTTATTGTAGTGATAAATGCAAAAATGAAGCTGTTAAACGACCTAAATCTGAAAAAGTTGTTCCAGAATATGAAGATAGAATAAACGAGTACGCATGTTCTTACGACGAACATAGTGTAGATCCAGAAATATTGAGGATGGCTGAAGAAAACGAAGCTAAATATATACAACAAATACGTTTATATGCAGCAGCAAGTAGAGCTGTACAAAAACTACACGAAGGTAGGGCGATAGCACAGTTTAAAAAACCTATGAAAAATACGATAAATCGCTTTAGGTAAATCGCTTTACTTTCGGTTAAATGGTATTTACTATTTATATAGTAATTATTTAGGAGAAAAAATTATGAAAAGACTTTGTAAATTATGTGACGAGCCTGTCGATAGAGGTCGATGGGCATTAGGTAGAAATACTTGTTTAGAGTGCGGTGAAATACTAGCTCAAGAAGTTGCTACCCAACGACGTAAACAGATTGCTCCAGTGTATAATAAAGGAGCTTACCAATATATTACTGAAAACGATTTAGAGACTATTGGTAGATAAGTTTTGTGTGCGAGGGGTGAAGGTGAAATTAGCTGTTACTGAGCCTTCCACGATATAAAGCCTGACTATGAAAGGTTCCCATTTGTATTCTGTTAAAGGGGAGTCTTACCATTTAAAGGTCATCGTGATACTCCAACAGCCCACACAAATAGGATATGAGAATGAGCTCTGTAAATCCTGACTGCATTCCCTTCAAGAATAATGTAGATGTCGGTCTGAGATGAAACTAGAATAAGTGCTAGAAACCATCACTAGATCATATCCAACCGTGAGGTGTCTCCCTACTTTTTCATCAGGCACCTCACAACTTGCATGACTCTCTGTAAGTAAAAATAGGAGGTTGTATGGGTTGCTAGTCCTTTACGTTAAACAAAACTAGCAAGTGGTACTCTCAAAGGTCATAAGGGAGAGCTAAGTTAGTCAATTAAAACAATTGCATACCGAGATTGATAAGCCACACTTTTTTAGGAGAAAATTATTATGGCATATCCAGATCAAGTTGCTAGATTAGAAGCTAGACGAGAACAACTTAATTATGAGAAACATAATCTTCCTTCACGTGAATACCGTGCAGGGGATGATTATGTAACGCTTTATTATAGTGACGGTAAGATAGTAAAACAATATCACGATAAACGTAAAAACGATGAAGTGATAAAAGAGGCTTGGTGTTAATGCAAGGTAATTTAAAAAGTGACGATGGTAGTATTATTAAATGGCAATATAAAGTTAAGCCATTAGATAGGATTTACGAACGTAATTGGAAACCTTTATTACATCATATTGAAATACTAGAAGACATGGAACCGTTGACTAAACGTAAGTACGCAAAAGAAATATTAGAAGATATCCATGTCCAAATGGGATTAATTAAAAGAAAGGAGGAGAAAAAGTTTTGGTAGTTTGGGGTGGTTTGCATACCTCCGTTAAGTGATGGTGGAAGCTTATTGTATAAAAGTGATCTTTGAGTGCAATGCCCCATGATATTTGGTTTGTAGTTTGTTTTCCAAATATCTGTTTTTCATAATACCCTTAAAGATCACACCACCACTTTTAATTACTGTTTAATGGCTTTACATTCGGTTTATTGTTTTTTATTATAAATAATGTAAGTAAACAACTTTTAGAAAGGAGAAAATTATGAAAGAAATAGATGTTTATGTAGTTAACCCTGTTGACCAAACAGTGTTAAAACAAAAAATGCCAAACGATAACTCTCTCGATTGGGCATACCATGTTATTAAATGTGATACAGTTACTATGACTGATTACCCATGTGATAAAGTTCCGTCAAAATATTTACAAGTTATGTTAGACGATAATGGTTTATTACATAGTAACCAAAGGTATTGGCGATTTAAAGATATGTCGCATACGGTCAATAACGCTTATGCAGGGATCGGTATTATTACAGGTTTCGATTATGAAACAGGTGCATTAGCCGATAACCCTTTAGATTTAGAACAAATGACTGCTGAAATAGAGTTTATGGAAAAAGGCTATGATGAAGAGCCTATGATGCAGTTTGCATTTATGGGAAGTTAATATGGAAAGAGATGAACCTAATTATCAAGTAGAAGAAGATAGGCTAATTGAAGGTGAGCCTTTAGTAACGATCCCTATCCCATTAAAAGATATATGCCCAGAGCGTGAAGATATAGCAGTCGCTAATATTATCGAGTGGGCAGAGGATCGTGGTCTATTAAACGAAGATGTACAACCAACTATGCAGATGTTAAAACTTGTAGAAGAAGTTGGTGAAACTGCTAAAGCTATCGCCTATAAAGATAAACCTAATATTATTGACGGACTAGGTGATTGTTTTGTATGTTTGATTGTACTTTGTAAACAGTTAGGTTTTAATCCTGGATATACGATGAACGAAGTTTATAAAGTGATTAGTAAACGTACAGGTAAACTTGAAGACGGTTTATTTAAGAAAGATGGTTAAAAATTTAACATTCCCAGATTACGGTCAAGCAACATACTTTGTATTAAATGCTTTTGAGAAACCTCTTAAACTAGAAACTTTTGTAAATGACGTTTACCAAGTAGCACCAAGTTGTTTTGTTTATGTAAGATGGTCTGGTTTAGTAACCATATATTTAGATCCACATGAAGAGGAACTAATAGCATTAAGTTTAGTAGAAGAACTACCTGATAAATATCAAGGTATAACAAGTGATAACGCAGATTATTTCGAGCAAGGAGGAGAAGATGAACCTACAAAATCTAATTGATAGATTAAATGAATTGAAAAACGAGTGCGAACTTGATGCTAGTCAAGTTGATGTACGAATTAAATTAACTGATTATGAAATAAATAGTTTTGCTGATGAAGATTTAAAAGACCATTTAAAATATGAAAATTTTTGGGTCTGGAAAAAAGAATTTGCAGATATAGACTCATACGAGGGTTTTTCAGATACAGGCGAAACAAAGATATTTGAGTCAGTAGTAATACAAGGTGGGGGATAAGGAGATGACTAAAACAAGGTTTATTGGTTCGACTGGGTATGTTTTAGATAGTATTACTAAACGAGGTAACGGACAAGAACAAGAAATAGAAATTAAAATTAAGTTCAGATTATCCGACGAAAAGAACCCTAAATTAGCGAGTTACCACATTTCAGAAGCTTTACGTAGGATATTAGACCGTAAAGATATAGCCAAACTTATGAAGAAAAATACGACTAAACAAATGGCTGATTTAGCATATGAAGATTAGCCTCTTAAATGGCTTTACTATCGGTTAAATGGTTTTTATTATTTATATATAACTTTAAAAAGAAAGGAGAAAGATATGGAAGATTTTGCAGTCGACATAAAAATCGATGTTCATCACACAGATGTAGAGGATACACATATAAAAACCTTGAACGCTTCTGTGCTTAAAGATGAAACTTTGACTATGATTATGGAAGATGTTGCAATGCATTTAAACAAGGAGGATAAAAATGGGAAATAGAGCGGTGATAACTATTAGAGATGATTACGCACCAAAACCAAAATGGAATTCACTTTACCTACATTGGAACGGTGGACGTGATCAAGTTGAAGCTTTTTTACATGTAGCTAAATTGTATGGAATAAGATGTTCTGATTCATCTTACGGTATTGCAAGACTTGCACAATTAATTGGTAATACGATAGGGGGAACACTTTCGTTAGGTGTTGGATCTTATGGACGTTTAGATGTCGATAATTACGATAATGGTACTTACATAATTGATAAATGGGAAATAGTGGAAAGAGAATATTTCGAAGGTAAGGAACAATCAAATTACGACTTTGATAAGTTAGTAAAACAAATTAGAAAAGTTAACGATCCGATATTTAATTATGGATTCGTGAACGAAATATCAAATCAATCAATGAGGAGTTAGCATAATGGCAACAATTAAATACGCAATATGGAAAGAATTAGTCGATATAAACGAACGTTCGATTGCCGACGGTCGAAACCGTAATATCGATATTGCTAAATTACGACGAGAGTTAGAAAGTTTAGGGTACGAGGTAAACGACGTAAAGTTCCCAGTTGTATTCACCATGGACCATAACGACGTTGAAGCTCGAGTTGGTTTTTCAGCAGGTAATTTACCAATGTTTTATATTGATATGCCTTATACCGATTATAACAATCTAAATAGTATTCCATGGGGTGATGAATGATTTTAATTACTTATGGAGTCCAAGAAGGAGAACGTGAATATTATGTTCATGATTTTAGTGGTACATTTAATTATATTGATTATATAAATAATGAAACAACCAATGAAGATTTATTAGCAGATTGGTTAGGTGATGATTTAGATGATAATAATTGGGAAGACCCAACTGATGGAACGTATTGGGATGATACGAGGTTAGTTTGGGTTGAAAATGTTTTTCCACTATCGGACGTTGATAGAAAAATATTAAATAAATTTTCTATATTGTAGTACTGGTAAATGGCTTTATATTCTAATACCTGTTTACTATACTATTTATAGTTAAAAATCGTTTATATTTCAAAGGAGGAAATTATGAAGAACGAAATATCTAATAAACCATTAGCCGAAGTAATAGAACATTTCATCGGTATATGGGCATTATGTAGCAGAGTAGACCGCACTAAAGAGGCTACTGAGTCACTAGCAAGGCTAGGTCATGCACTTAAACAAATACCTGATACAATACATTGGACGCCACCAACAGACGAGCAAGTCCAAAGTATCGTAGACGAGGCTAAACAGACAGGGAGGTTTGGAGTCCTTTGAGGCTCCTAATTAAGGAGAATTAATATGAAAGAACTATTTATAAAAACAGGTTGCCAAAATATAGAAATCTCTACTGGCGATAGTCCGCAACGAGTGGAAGATCTCTATGATCCAACAGACCACTTTAGCGAAATTATATATTCGAAAGATTTAGGTAGTTTCAAACAAGAGGTTGTTCATGCAGACGATATGCAGTTAGGTCGAGTTACCGAGCCGAGTAATGTTATTGTTCATGTAGAAACGAATGAAGACTACAACTTTATACATTTTGAGTATGAAGGCGGCACGGGATTTAGTCTACGAATGCCAGTATTAGTAAGCAACAACTGACTTATGGATACAATATACGATTTTTATGTAGAGTCTAAACCAAAAGAAATCTACATATTGATGTTTAAAGGTACTTTAAAAGATTTCCAAAAAGTAGAACAACTTTACGGTGAGTTATGGTATAACGTGATTGATAAGCAACTAGGATTACTTGATTTTAATAATGGTTATCCAGTTGATAGCTTAACGGATGATCCGATATTACTTAATTGGGAAGGTTGCGATATAACAGCTACTAACGTAACCACGAAAGCTAATTACCATTATTTAGGTGATGGCATTTTAGAAATGTTTTAAGAAAGGAGAAAATTATGGCAAAGCCAACTTTACAAAAGGTCTATGAAAAGATCCAACTGATTAAAAAGTTTCCTGACGGATTAACTTTGATGGTCGCAAAAGAAAGGACACGTGAAAATACAGCAGGTGAATATTGCACGGTTTTATGTTTGAAAGAAAACAACGGTAATATTACACCATTAGCAATACTACTTGACCAACGCAGGATCGAAAATTTAGAGCCTGAGTGGAATGAATCAGTTAATATCCAAGATATTGTTAAAGGAGCGGAAGCTATCGAAGATAGAACTACGGTAGCCGATTTTAATAACCAATATCCAAAGATAGATGATTATTTCGAAGCAGCTGATTTCTAATGTTTGATATCGTTTTATTAATAATCGCTAGTTTTTTACTGTGGTCTATTTTCTATGATGATGATCCACCAATGTAAAAATTCTTTTATGGAAAGCCTCTATTATGGGGCTTTTTTTATAAATGGGGCACTGGTAAATGGCTTTTTTCGCTCAGCCTCGCTAGTATAATAATATTATTAGTAAATATAATTTTTAACATTTAGGAGGAAAAAGATTATGGAAAATACTAAAAAAAGATTGGTTGACTTAATTAACCAAAAAGTAACGATAACCCAAGGGTTATTAGAACATAGTTATAAGATGCATGATTATGGCAGTGACGAGTTTATAAAAATAAAGATGTATGAGTTAACTGACTTGATTGACCGAAACTTAGATATCGATGTAGATTATAGACAGCACGAGGGGGTTGACTACGAGACTGGTAAATTATCGATTAAACCCAATTTTCGATTTTGTTTCGACCGTTTCCAACGTAACGCTTATAGATTATATGCATTAAACAGTAAAAGACCTATGGATCACGATTTTGGTTTAAATATATACGATCACGGTTTAGAAGACCGTGTAGAAGCTATGAGTGGCGACGGTATATATTTAGTCGATTTCCAAGAAGGAGAGACGATGGGTAGTTATGCTTTATTTTGTACAACTAAACATTTAAAGATTAATAGTAAGTTGAAATGGGTAGTTAAACAATTTTTCGACTTTACTGAGTCTACCAAAGAGGAGTATAAAAAGCGTATGGAGCATGATGACCAAGTTGTTAGTTTAATATTCGAGGGACATGACCAATGTACCACTGCTTCATTAGGAAGAATTAGTTTTGACGAAGATTTAAATAGAGCATTTGAAGATTTGATGTCTCGTGTTAGTCTGGGTAAATTAATATTCCGTCCTTGGTAATTTGTAAAGCCTCGATTGTCGGGGCTTTTTTATGCCTGTACCAATCGTTTATCTATTAATTTATTAGTGTTATATAGTTATTTCTAAAATATTTTATTTTTGTAAAAAAATTCTTAAAACAGCTAATATCTTCAATAAAGTAATAGATTCTTCTTCAAAGTCTCTTGGTTATAAGGTTTTTTAGTCTATTACTTTTTCTTAAATCTATTAGTTTTTAACGAACCTATTACTTTTTTAGAGTTGTGAGCCAACCGATGTGGCATACTATACTAAACAGAAAGGAAAAGTTTTTTCTTTTTATTATTTTATTTTAGAATTAGAGATATATATTGGAGCAACTGGGGTTACAGCCTATGAAAGATTTAGAGTATACACATTTAGAACCAACTGATGATGGAAAAGGTATGGTAGATTCCGATGGTAAGATTTGGCAACCGTTAAACTCTAAACAAAAACGATTTATTAGGGAGTATTTAAAAGGCGAAAGTGCTACCCAAGCAGCGATTAAAGCAGGCTATACCAAAAACCGTAATGCAGCTAAACGACAAGGGAGCGTGTTACTAAATCACAACCCAGTAGTCCGAAACCACCTTATAGACCAATCGATTAAGTTGCAAGAGAGGTCTCAGGTAAACATGGATTCGCATCTTTCAGCTCTTTACGACCTAAGGGAAGAAGCCAAAGACACTGGTCAACTGTCTGCTGCCATTACTGCAGAGGTCCATCGTGGTAAGGCAGGTGGTCTGTACGTGGATCGTCGTGAGGTAATCCAACAACAGATCCAATCTATGCCCAAAGAAGAAATAATCCAACGTCTTGAGCAATTAATCCAAGCCAACTTTCCAAAAATCATAGAAGCCCAAGTTATCCAACCAATCGACCAATCCAAAGACCAATAACCACAGTCCCTGGTTCGTCAGTCGTCGCTCGTCGCTCGTGGTTCGTCAGTCGTCAGTCGTCGCAGCACAGCCATTTACGATAAAAGAGCACGGATAAATTAGATAAAAAAGTTCTTTACTTTTTAATAGTTATCTGGCAATATTGTATATAGTTAAGTTAATAGGTAATTTAACAATTAACGAATTTTAGAAAGGAGAAAAATATGAAAAAATTCGAAAAACCAAACGTCACCGTGAGATCTACTCGAGGGGTGACTGCCTTTAAACTGCTTTGCGATGACATCCCAAAGATGGCACCGCAAGCGATGTTTGTCCTTTGGGCGATCAGCCAGTGCGCTGATAAGACTGGATTAGCATCAGTTGAAAAAGTTGCCGAGTTCTTAAAAGGAGTCGATGATTTTAAAACCATCCAGCCTGTCATTAAGGTAATTAGATATTACACACCAGACATGGCGGAGCGTGGCTTAATCGAGCTTGTAGCTTAGTTGCTAAGTGCCCACTTCGGTGGGCATTTTTTTGCCCAATCCAATCTCCAATCCAATCATCCAATCATCCAATCATCCAATCGTCGGTCGTCCAATCCAATTAACCAATATCCAATATCCAATATCCAATATCCAATATCCAATCTTATATAATCGTGGCTCGTCAGTCGTCAGTCGTCAGTCGTCACTCGTGGTTCGTCGCTCGTCGCTCGTCGTAAATTTTTAAAAAATCGTCGCTTAAATTAATTATATTATTTACGCTTAAACGCTTGTATTTATTAAGCGTTTACGCTTATAATAAGTTATCTTTTAAACATAAACATATAGGAGAAAAATTATGAAAAAAGAAAATAAAACGCAAACTGTTAAACAAGCTGTTGAGGCAGTTGATAATAAAAAAGCTAAATTTGCTAAACTATCGCAAACACGTTTTAAAGGTGGGGGAGCTACTAAAGCTTTAGAGCTTTTAGATTCTCAAGCGTATACAGGCAAAAGTAGTCAAGTAATAGCTATTATTAATTGTATGGTAGAGATTGCAAACGCTAACTCTACTACTAACGTAATTGAAGCTGAAACATTGCTTGAAGCTATGAAAGCGTCAGAGGACTTTCAAACAACGCAAACTGAGGCTAAAGTTCTTAATTACTATAGACCTGCTTTAGTTGATTTAGGAGTTGTTAAAGTAGTCTAAGCGTAAACGCTTAACTAATAAGGGGCATAACGCCCCTTTTTTTATGCCTGAACAAACAGTATCTTAACTAAACTACCTACTTATATATAAGCTTATATACCCCCCTACCCCCCTTAAATTTACGCTAACGGCGTCCCACCCACCCTCCCTTAATGGGCGGACTCAACGCTAGTAACTTTACAAATAAAAATTTTGCCTATATACACTTTTGGAATATAATCAAATCATCATCATAAAAAACTTGAGGAGTAATTATGGCAAAAGTAAAGAAGAAAACGACAACCAGAAAAAGAGCAAGGACTGCTAAAGGAAGGTACAAGGCTGATAACCCTGCAACCCCTGATATAAATGAAGCTTATGAAACAACTAAAGTTACCATCAAAAAAGCTGCGAAAAAACCTGCTACTCGTAAAAAACCAAAAATAGACCCTACTCCACAACCACTATCCGTGGCTGACTGGATCTTCGTTGGTTTATTTATTGCTGGTGTTATATATTTACTTATTGAAGCAAATTAATATATAATCATTTTATGTCAGAAAGCACAAGAAATTCAGATCTCCCCAACATGTTAGATAGTCAACAGTTATTTGCTAATACTAAAAAAATGACTGAACTTATTACTGAAGAACTTAAATCACGTGGCTACGAACCACGTGAGCTTTCTGACGATCAATTAAGAAAAGTTATTCAAAAAGCACCGAAGACCGCTAACCGTTTAGAACAAATTACTGATAACGTTTTACGTCCAAAGCCAATGACTAAAGAGGAAGCGATGTCGGAAGCTGAAAAAATGAGATTTTTAGATGCATTAGAAGAACGTTCTCCGTCTTCTGGTGGGATAGAAGAATTATTAATGTCTATGGCTACATTTACACCAGTAGGTAGGGGTGTTCAAGGAGCTAAACAAATTGCTAACGCACCTAAATTTTTACAAGATTTATACGATAGACGTAGTTTATATATGCAAATGGTAGACGATAGTATGCGAGCCTTAAAATCTATCATGGGTCCTTCTAAAGGTAAAGTTGATTCTGATAATTTATTTACAAGAATTAATGCCGACGACTTTGATTTAGTACAAAGACAAAGAGTTATGGATACTGCATATAAAGCTTCCAGAAGAAACGATGAATTAATGAATATCGAAAGACAAATAAAATCAGCTGAAAAAGCTTTAGGAAATATGGGGGATATTCGAAAAGTAGATGCTGCAGAAGAAGTAGGTAAAAGATTTATGGCTAAAAGTGAATTATCTACTGGCGGTTTAATCGACGCTTTAAAAAATATTCGTAATAAATAAACGCAATGGCTCAATTAGAGCAACTTCAAAATATAGACCTTTCGTATCTAAGCGAAAACGAGGCTAAAGAATATTTACTTTTATTAGAAGAATTACAAAAACGTAATCAACGTGATGCTGCAACTTCTAATTTTTTAACCTTTGTAAAAACTTTATGGGATACCTTTATCGAAGGGGAACACCATAAAAAGATGGCAAAAGTTTTTGATGATATAGCGGAAGGTAAAACTAAACGTGTTATCGTTAATATGGCACCACGTCATACTAAATCAGAGTTCGCTTCTCATTATTTTCCTGCATATTTATTAGGTAAAAAACCTGATTTAAAAATTATTCAAGCAACCCATACCGCTGACCTTGCAGTTAATTTTGGTAGAAAAATAAGGGATTTAATTGATAGTGAAGAATATCAAGAACTCTTTCCAGAAACATCTCTAAAAGCAGATTCTAAATCAGCAGGTAAATGGAATACATCGAAAGGTGGGGAATACTTTGCTGCTGGTGTTGGAGGTGCACTTGCAGGTCGTGGTGCGGATTTATTTATTATTGATGACCCACATTCTGAACAAGATGCAATGTCGGAAAAAGCTTTAGACGATACTTACGAATGGTTTATGACAGGTCCACGACAAAGGTTACAGCCAGGAGGTGCGATTATTATCGTTATGACTAGGTGGTCGAAACGTGATTTAACAGGTAAATTAATTAAAAAGATGGCTACCGATGAAAACGCTGACCAGTGGGAAATAATTGAGTTCCCTGCTATTTTACCTAGCGGTAATCCGCTTTGGAGTAATTTTTGGTCGTTAGATGAATTAGAAAAAGTAAAAGCTAGTATTTCACCTTCTAAATGGTTTGCTAATTATATGCAACAACCTACTGGTGGGGAAATGGCAATTATCCCTAAAGAATGGTTTAATACTTGGGAAGATGATAATCCGCCTTATTGTGAATATATTATTCAATCTTTTGATACTGCATTTTTAAAGAAAGAATCGGCTGACTATACAGCGGTTACTACATGGGGGATTTTTTACCCTAGTGGTAAAATAGGTGAAGAATATTACGATGGAAAACAAGCTCATATTATTTTATTAGATGTCCTTCATGATCGGTTTGATTTCCCTGAATTAAAAGAAGCTGCAATAAAATATTATAAACAATGGCAACCTGATTCTGTTATTATTGAAGCGAAAGCTAGTGGCTTACCATTAACACAAGAATTAAGAGCGGTAGGGATACCTATATTTAACTTTACTCCAAGCAGAGGACAGGATAAAGTAGCTCGTGTGAACTCAATAAGTTCAATTTTAGCTGACGGTAAAGTTTGGGTGCCCCAAACGAATTGGGCTGAAGAACTTGTAGAAGAAGTGAACGACTTTCCTAACGGAGAGCATGACGACTTAGTTGATAGTATGACTCAAGCCTTAATGAGATTTAGGCAAGGAGGATTCCTTAGATTAAGTAACGATTGGAGCGATGAGTTCGATGACGAACCATCGTATTTTAATAAAGTATATTATTAGGAGTAATTATGGCAAAGAAAATGCCTAAGTACCGTGCTGGTGGCGGAGTAAAGAAAAAATCTAAAATGAGATCACGAGGTGGTGTCAAAAAGAAAATGGGACGCAAGAAAAAAAGATAGAAAGTGTCTTATTTAATTTCTAACATCCCGCATTTTAAATGCTGGGTGCGAAAGGAATTTACAGCTAATCATCAAGACTATCATGGAGAATACCTTCATGCCCTTGCTATAGCTGTAAATACTATTCCAGATAGATCATTATCTTTTCAAGTTGTTTTTACAGGCTGTGAAATAGAATTAGATGATCAAGAATCAAGTGTGCATGGAGGAGCAATGTGGGCACGTATGCCTATACAAGCATTAATTGCTGATATACCATTGGAAGATTGGGGCGAACCTATGGAAGATCATTTAGCTCAACCTTGGGATTGTGAATCACGTAACCATAGTGTTGTAGTAATGGATCGAGTAAGTTCTAGCCCTTGGCAATGTAAAATAGGTGGTGAATTTTTTACTGGTAGGTATTTATTCACTGTAGATTATACAGGAAACAGTATAGCTGATGATCCTGCACAACATAAACAAAGTCATGTGTTATACTTGACTGATGCAGGTAAGTGGACTGGTAATTTTGTAGCTTTACCGAATAACCGAGTTAGAGCAACAAGCCCAGCACTTTGGGTTACTGGAGAAGGTGCTCCAGATTTTACACCTTCTCAACATATCCATTCTGCTGAAGGACATGATAGTTATATGGATCCTAACATAACATTTGATAATTTATATAATAAAGACTAATGGCAATAGAAAACAATAATCAAAAACCTATCACCGACGAAGAAGCCATTGAAATAGAAATCGATGCTGCTGCAGAACCACCTCCACAAGATTTAGAAGTTTTAATCCAAGAAATAGGGGATTTAGACCTAGAAGAAATCGGAATGGAGTCTCTTGCCTTTGGTGATAATTTAGCTGAAAGTATTGACGAAGATGAACTTGGTACCTTATGTTCAACGTTAAGTGATAATTACGAAGAAGATTATGAATCAAGAGAAGATTGGTATAATGCTTTTACTCAAGGTTTAGAATTATTAGGTATTAAATACGATCAAGAACGTACTCAACCTTTTCAAGGGGCTAGTGGAGTACATCACCCATTATTAGCTGAAGCGGTAACACAGTTTCAAGCTCAAGCGTATAAAGAACTTTTACCTGCTGGTGGACCAGTAAATACTCAAGTTATCGGTGATATGGATGACGAAAGAAGTAAACAGGCAGAACGAGTTCGTGAATTTATGAACTATCAAATATGCCACGTAATGGAAGAATACGATCCTGATATGGATCAGCTTTTATTTTATTTACCGTTATCAGGTTCTGCATTTAAAAAAGTTTATTTTGATCCTGCTATGGGTAGGGCTTGTTCTAAATTTATTATGGCTGAAGATTTAGTCGTACCTTATTACGCTACCGATTTAATGACTAGCCCTAGAGTTACTCATGTAATTAAAATGCCATATAACGATTTACGAAAATTACAAGTTAATGGTTTTTATAAAGACGTTCCTTTGAGCGAGCCTACTTATGATGATGATCAAGTTACTGAAAAAATGGAAGAACTACAAGGGTTATCAGCTATAGGGGAAGATGAAGAATATACTCTTTTAGAAATGCACGTTAACCTTGATTTAGATGGTTTTGCAGATGTAGACAAAGACGGTAATCCTACAGGGATTGCTTTACCATATATTGTAACTTTCGTAAAAGAAACGAATACTATTTTATCTATTCGTAAAAATTATAGAGAAGACGATCCATTAAAACGTAAAGTACAACATTTTGTACATTATAAATTCCTTCCTGGATTAGGGTTTTATGGATTTGGTTTAATTCATATGATTGGTGGTCTAAGTCAATCTGCAACTTCTATTTTAAGACAGCTAATTGATGCTGGAACATTATCTAATTTACCTGCTGGTTTTAAAGCTAGAGGTATGAATGTAAGTAAACTTGATGAACCGTTACAGCCTGGAGAATTTAGAGACGTAGATATTCCAGGAGGTACATTACGTGATGCGATTATGCCACTACCGTATAAAGAACCTAGTGGTACGTTAGCACAATTATTAGGTGTATTAGTAGATAGTGGTCGTAGGTTTGCATCGATTGCCGATATGCAAGTAGGCGACGGTAATCAAGAAGCTCCTGTAGGTACAACTATTGCATTATTAGAACGTGGTTCTAAAGTTATGTCTGCAATACATAAACGTTTACATTATGCACAAAAATTAGAATTTAAAATTTTAGCAAGAGTGTTTAGTGAATCTATTCCTGATGAATATCCTTTTGATGTTGCAGGTGCTTCAAGAAGTGTTTTTGTACAAGACTTCGATAGGAAGGTAGATGTGATTCCTGTAAGTGATCCTAATATTTTTAGTACTTCACAAAGAATTACGATGGCTCAAACTCAACTACAGTTAGCTCAAAGTGCTCCAGGAATACATAATTTACGTGAAGCTTATAAAAATATGTATATAGCACTTGATGTAAAAGACGTAGATGAAATATTAAGACCTGAGGCTAGTGAGTTTCCTAAAGATCCTGTACAAGAAAACCAAGATGTAATGGTAGGCACACCGTTAAAAGCATTTTTAGAACAAGATCACGATGCCCATATAGCTGCACATACTGCATTTTTACAAAACCCTAACGTGCAATCTAACGCTCAAGCTGTTGCTGCACTACAAGCTCATATACAAGAACACTTCGCCTTGAAATATAGACTTGAAGTTACTCAAATATTAGCACAACAAGGTATGGAAATGCCACCTGAAGGTCAACCATTACCGATGGAAGTACAAAATGCGATTGCTGCACAGGCTGCTGCTGCTACACAACAAATAACAGGTAGAGATCAAGCCATACAACAAGCACAACTTAACGCACAAATCGATCCACAAATGCAAATGTTTAATGCTCAGATGCAATTAGAACAAGCTAAACTGCAATTACGTCAAGCAGAAGCTCAACTAAGGGCTCAAACTGAGATTGAAAGAGAAAATATTAGAGCTGATGTGGATAGAGAACGTATTGAATCAGAAGAAAATAAACAAGATGCACGTTTAGCAGTTAATTTACAGTCTGATTTAATAGAAAAAGAAGAACAAAGGGTAAAAGATCTAGTAGAATTAGCAAAACAAGCACAAGAAGCTAGAAATTTACCTGATAATAATTAAAATAGGAGTTAAAATGGAGAAAAAACCGATACCAAAAGGAAAAAAAGGAGCAGGTTTACGTAAATTACCTAAAAAATTGGTTGCTAAATTCGGATATGCGCCAGAAATGCGACAAGGCGGACCAGTTAACGTAAAAGTTAACGAAAGAAAGGCAACTTTAGTAAAAACTAGAGGTACAGGAGCAGCAACACAAGGGTTAATGTTCCATAAACAGCCTGATTAGTGGATTATATTGATTTAGTACGTAAATTTCTCAAATTAGTCAGAGAAAGAGACGCACAACTTACGGAAACGTTGAAATCTGGGTCTATACAAGACCATGAACAGTATCAACGCATTATAGGCGAGCTTTCAGGTCTAAGCTTCGCTGAATTTACTATTAAAGACCTGCTTGAAAATGAAATAAGTCTTTGGGAGGATGAAGATGAGTGAGAAAGTACCAGATAAAGTACTAGATTTTTCAAATAGAACGAAAAAAGAACCTGTAGTTGAAGAAACTAAAGGTATAACAACCCCAGAAGACTGTGAGAGGGAAATTGATAAACTTCCTGTTCCCACAGGCTATAGAATTTTAATCTTGCCCTATACCATTGCTAAAAAGACAAAAGGTGGTATAGTATTAGCAAAAGAAACGGTTGAAAGAGAAAGGCTATCTACTAACGTGGGGTATGTAGTCGATCTCGGACCTGACGCTTACACTGATCCTGACAAGTATCCTTGTGGGGCTTGGTGCAAAAAAGGCGACTGGATTATCTTTGGCAGATATGCTGGAGCTAGAATCAAAATTGACGGTGGCGAAATGCGATTGTTAAATGATGATGAAGTTTTAGCTGTTATCAAAGATCCTGAAAACGTTGTCCACCACGCATAGGAAAAAATATGGCTGAACCTAAATTAACAGTCGAAGTCGAAGAAAAAGACGTAGACATAAGAGAAGCAGATGTTATTAACGAAGAAGCAGAAACTAATGAAGTTGAGTTTGAAGTTAATAAAGATTCTGTAAAAGAAGTAGAGGAACCATCTGAGGAACCTAAGTCAGAAGCTAAAGAAGATGAGCTTGAGGACTATTCCGAAGGTGTCAAAAAACGCATAAGTCAACTAACTTATAAAATGCGAGAAGCTGAAAGACAGCGAGAAGAAGCTGTTAAGTACGCTGAAAACGTAATTAGTGAAAATCAGAAATTAAAAACATCTTTAAAAAATTCTGACGCAACACTAGTCAATGAAGCTGAAAGTCGTGTACAATCACAATTAGACCAAGCGAAAAAGCAATATAAATTAGCTTACGAAAATGGTGATGCAGATGCAATGGCATCGGCTAACGAAAATATTGCACGTCTTGGAGCTGAAGCTGAAAATCTAACGAGAGTTAAAAAACGTTTAGATACAGAAGAAACGGAACAAGAAGTAGATGTACCTGAATTACCGCAACAAACACAAGAGGCACCACCTCCAGACCCAAAAGCACAAGAATGGGCTGCTAAAAATCAATGGTTTGGACAAGATCAAGTCATGACGTTTGCTGCATTTGGGATACACAAAGAGTTGCATGATTTAGGTTACGACCTACAATCAGACGAATACTACAAGGAAATCGACAAGCGTATGCAAGCCGAATTCCCACACAAGTTTACATCAGAGGAAACTACTGATGCAAAAAGTAACGTACAGCCTAAAGTTGCTGCCCCTACAAGGACAGCAAGTAATAAGTCTGCACGCAGAGTACGGTTGTCACCTTCTCAAGTAGCGATAGCTAAAAGATTAGGTGTACCACTAGAAGAATATGCTAAACACGTAAAAGGAGTATAAATATGTCAGATCGAACTCCACGAACTGCAAAAACACGAGAAAACACTTCTCGCAGAAAACCATGGACACCACCATCAACTTTGGATGCACCTCCAGCACCTCCAGGATTTAAACATCGTTGGCTTAGAGAGTCTCTTTTGGGAACAGAAGATAAGACTAATATGAGTAAACGTATTCGTGAGGGTTGGGAACCAGTGAGATCCGAAGATCATCCTGACTTCCATGCACCTACTATTGAAGGTGGAAGGAATGACGGTGTTATTGGTGTAGGTGGATTGGTTTTAGCAAAAATACCAGAAGAAACTGCTGAGGAACGTAATGCTTATTATAGAGGCATTGCTGAGAATCAAATGGAAGCTCTTGATACAAACTTAATGAGAGAAAGTAATGATCTTATGCCTATAGAGAAACCTAATAGGTCAAGTAAAGTTACTTTTGGATCAGGTGGTTTGAAGAAAGGGTAAATTATAAATTATTAACTTAATGGTGAAATAAATGGCAAATGTAAATGATCCAGATGGATTCACTCCTGCCTATCACCTAACAGGTGGTACAATTAGACCTTCTGAATTTGCAATCCAAAGTGGAGCATCTGGAGATATTTTCTCTGGAGACGTTGTTAAGCTAACAAGTGGATATGTACTTCAAGCAGGTGCTACTGACGCCCCTTTAGGTGTGTTTGCAGGTGCTGAATACCAAGACAGTACAGGTGCAGTGCAGTTTGTAAAGAGATTTGTAGATGGCACTACAACCTTAGGTTCTGCGGATATTAAAGCATATGTATATACTGATCCAGATATCGTCTATGAGGCACAGTACACAGGTACTCCAACTCAAGCAGATGTCGGTAAAGTACATACTATCTCTACTACCGCAGGTGATACTAACAACGGACGTTCGAAGGAAGGAGTAACGACTACAACAGCTAGTGGTATTGCTAAGCAAGTTGGCTTTGTTGATAAGCCAGGAAATAGCATTGGACAATACGCTAGAGGTTATTTCATATTCCCTGCTTCAACATTCGGTAACGACTAAAAGGTGATATAAATGGCAATTAATAGAGCTCAATTAGTAAAAGAACTCGAACCAGGATTGAACGCACTTTTTGGTTTAGAGTATGCACGTTACGAGAACGAACACGAAGAAATCTTCGACACAGAAACTTCTGAAAGAGCATTTGAGGAAGAAGTAATGTTATCAGGCTTCGGTGAAGCTCCAGTGAAAGGCGAAGGTGCCTCAGTCAGCTATGACTATGCACAAGAAACCTTCACTGCTAGGTATTCACATGAAACTGTAGCATTGGCTTTCTCACTAACTGAAGAAGCTATCGAAGATAATCTTTATGATACTTTGTCTTCAAGATATACTCGAGCATTAGCTAGATCTATGTCTCAGACAAAGCAAATCAAGGCTGCCAATGTGTTAAACAATGGATTTAACTCAAGCTTTCCAGGAGGCGACGGTAAAGAATTATTCGCTACCGATCACCCTACCTTGACAGCAGGAGATCAATCTAACGAGCCTAGCACAGCTGCTGACTTGAATGAAACTTCACTTGAAAATGCAATGATTGACATTGCAGCTTTCAAAGATGAAAGAGGTCTAAAAGTGAACGTACAAGCTAGAAAGCTTATCGTTCCACCACAGCTTCAATTTGTAGCTGATAGACTGCTTAATACTCCTAATAGAGTGGCAACTTCTGATAACGACATCAATGCGTTAAGAAATATGGGAATGCTTCCTGAAGGTTACACTGTTAACCATTTCTTAACTGACACAGATGCTTTCTTTATCAAAACTGACTCTCCTAATGGGTTAAAGCACTTCGTCAGAAGCGGAATCAAGACAGGCATGGAAGGTGACTTCGAAACAGGAAACGTAAGATACAAAGCTAGAGAAAGATATTCTTTCGGCTTTAGTGACTGGCGTGGAATGTACGGATCTCCAGGAGCCTAATCTCGATACTGGGGCAGGTGTTGTAAAACACCTTACTAATAAGGGGGCTTCGGTCCCCTTTCTTTTTTCTACCATATAACTTACAATTAATTAAACCGAGATTAATTGTTGTTTCAACTGGCTCGGCAGACTATCTCCATAGATGAAACAACGTATTTAGTTATAGGAGTTATAATGGCTAAATCAACCTTTTCAGGTCCTGTTAGATCTATTTCAGGATTTATTACCGCAGGTAATACTTCAGTAGTAAGTTTAACAGCAGACACAACCTTAACCGTAGACAGTCACGCAGGACGCATACTTACTTGTAATGATGCAGACGGTAAATTTACTTTACCCTCTATTGTTACTACTGCACCTAGTGACCCTACAGACCCTAACTCATTAAATAACTTAGGTGCTACATACACTTTCGTTATTGAAACTGCAGCTACAGATGTAGATATAAAAACAGACGGTACTGATAAGTTCGTTGGTGGTTTATATTTAGGTAAAAGCGATGCAGCAGGAAAAACATTTATTTCAGGTGCATCTAATGACGTTATTACTTTAAACGGTTCTACTAAAGGTGGTATTGCTGGTACTATTATTAGATGTACTGCTATTGCATCAGCAAAATATGCTGTAGAAGGAATAGTACTTGCTTCAGGCACAGTAGTTACACCTTTTGCTGACGCTTAATCATAGGAGCTTAATATGGCAGACGCAGTAACTTCAACAACTCTGTCAGATAGTGATAGGTCAGCTGTAATTCAGCTGACCAACACATCCGATGGAACAGGTGAATCAGCGGTTACTAAAGTAGATGTTAGTGCTTTAGCTACTCGAAGCACGGATGGTGCAACTTGTACTGGTGTAAGATTAGCTAAAATTGTTTATTCGACTTTTGGTATGAGCGTAAAGCTTTTATGGGACGCTTCTACTGACACTATCTGTTGGGATTTAAATTCAGATTATACAACTGATGAAGATTTCACAGAGTTCGGTGGGATTAGAAATACCTCAGGTAGTGGAAAGACTGGTGATATAAAACTAACGACTACTGGTCACACAAGCGGTGATTCATACGTTATAGTGTTGACATTGTACAAAGATTTTGAATAATGGCGACATCAGGCACTAGAACCTTTTCGTTATCTACATCAGATGTAATTGAAGAGGCTTACGAACTAGCAGGGTTAGAACTTCGTACTGGTTATGATGCTAATGCTGCTAGACGGTGTCTTAATATATTGTTTGCAGACTGGTCTAATAGAGGGGTACAACTTTGGGAAGTAGAACAAGTTTCTTTAGATTTAACTAAAGATACTGCTTCTTACGACCTAAATGAATACGATATTGATGTATTAGATGCAGTCCTAAGAAGAACTTCAGGTGGTACTACAAACGATTTACAGATGGAAAGGATAGACCGTTCTGAATATTTTAATATACCTGTTAAAACATCTACAGGAAGACCATCACAATTTTATGTAGAAAGAACAACTACACCTAAAATATATTTATACCCTACACCAGAAAATTCTACTGATAAATTAATTACTTATAGGTGGAAAAGAATACAAGACGTCAACAAATCAACAGAAGATCAAGATTTACCTGCAAGGTTTATACCCTGTATGGTTAGTGGTTTAGCTTACTATATATCAGTAAAGAAAAACCCTCAAAAAGCATTAATGTTAAAACAAATGTACGAAGAAGATTTTAAGAGAGCATATGAGTCTGATAGGGATAGATCTAGTTTACGTTTAGTTCCTTTTAGGCAATCAACATGAGTTATGCAAAAGGTAAGTATTCTTATGGAATATGTGATAGATCAGGTTTAAGATATAAGTATAAAGATTTAAAAAAGACTTGGGATGGTCTAAAAGTTGGACCTGATCAATACGAACCTAAACATCCACAAATACAACCAAAACGTTATGTTGTAGATCCAGAAGCATTATATGAGTCAAGACCTGATATCGATCAAGAAGTTAATTTAGGTATTGTTAGAACTGAAAGTGCTAATCCTCAATATAACACAACTGACGATTTTATAGGGGGAAGTTTTAATTTAAAATCAGCGACAGGTAGTGTTGGCGAAGTAACTATATCAGATGTTGCATCCCCTACTCCGTCTCCCACTCCAGCACCAACACCAGCACCGTCTATAACTACTTATACAGTTACTGTAGCTGAATATTATGGAGCTAATTATTTTTATATAGATGGTACTAGAGCAGCCACGCTAAATTTAACTGAAGGGGAAACATATCGATTTGATCAATCCGATAGCTCTAACAGTAATCACCCTCTTAGGTTTTCTACTACATCTAATGGAACACATGGTGGTGGAACAGAATATACTACTGGAGTAACAACAAATGGTACTCCAGGATCATCAGGTGCATATACACAGATTGAGGTTGCTTCTGGTGCTCCAACATTGTATTATTATTGTACTAACCATTCAGGTATGGGGGGTCAAATTAACACATGAGTTATACGTATTCAGAACTTAAAACAGCTGTACAAGATTATATGCAAAATGATGAAACAGCTTTTGTAAATAACTTAAATAATTTTATTGAAAATGCAGAAGATAGAATTTTAAAATTAGTTGAAACAGCAAATTTTAGAAAAAACGTAGAAGGTCAACTTAGCACGTCTTCACCTTATTTAACTACACCTGATGATTTTTTAGCACCATATTCAATGGCTGTTAAAAATTCTAGTGGTGATTATACGTATTTAAAATATAAGCACGTAACTTTCATCAGAGACTATACTTCGTCTGCTAGTACAACAGGCACACCACTTTATTATGCTTTATTTGATGACGATACTTTTATAGTAGCCCCCTCTCCTTCCAGTGATTTTGATGTCGAGTTACATTATTTATATAAACCAGCTTCATTAACAGCTGCAGGTGATAGCGGAACAACTTGGTTATCTAAAAATGCACCTGAAACTATACTGTATGGCACTTTAGTAGAGGCTTGCGTATTTATGAAAAATTATGAAATAATACCTGTATATGAACAAAGATTTATTCAGTCATTAGATAGATTAAAGAATATGACTGAGGGTAGAGCTACAAGACAAGAATATAGATATGATCAACTAAGGAGAGAACCTTCATAATGCCTATTAAGAAAAAAGTAAATACTAAGAAAAGAACTGTTAAAAAAGTTGCAAAAGCTTTAAATAAAGCAAGTAAAAGCCATGCAAAACAAGCTAGAATGTTATCAGCTTTAAAAATGAAAAAAGGTGGTAAAGCTAAAAAGAAAAAGAAAAAAGGTGCAACACCTACTAATCCTAGTTTATA